AATTTACATAAAAATACTTTAAAATAGCTCTATATCAAATTTTTTAAATTTAAATTAATTGAACTAAATTCAAAATAAATGTAATGCGTAGCACTGTTATAGCACCTAAAAAATAAAATATATAGTAATCTGTAGCACTTAATATTTAATCTAAAAACTGATAAACAAACTCATCTAATTTTTGATTTTGCTTATCTATAGGCATATGAGTATAAACAGAAATAGTTGTACTATTTGTTTTATGACCTACATATTGTGATACAAAAACAGGACTAATACCATATTCTTGTGCAAGCGTAATAAATACGTGTCTAGTTGAATGTGCTGTAAAATTCTCAAATCCTGCTTGTTTAAAAAACATACTAACTTTTTTTGATTCATGAGGCAGATACCTATTTTTTTTAAATTTTTTATCATCAAAATATAATTTTACTTCGGATAAAATTCTATTATTTACATAAATTGTTCGATTTGAGTTATTAGTTTTTGTTCCTTCTTTGATATATGTTTTATAATTTTCGTCCATTGTTAATGTTTTATTAATTGTAATAGTTGATTGTTCAAAATCAATATCACCTTTTTGAAGTGCTAATATTTCACCTATTCTTAGTCCTGCTAAAAAACCTAATAGAATACATAAATATAAATGTCCTCCAATAAATTTAGCTAATAATAAAACTTCTTTTATTTTTTTTATTGATGGTATATCTATTTTCTTTTTAATTGGTGAAGTTCGTATTTTAGGTATATATGGAATAAAATTAATTACACCTCTATCTCTTGCAAATCTTAATACTTGATTCAATACTGAAATTGTAACTACTATTGTTGCTTTACTTTTTGTTGCTACGAGTTCATTAACAATTAACATAATAGTGTTATCCGAACATTTATTCATTTGAAAATTATTAATATCAGATATTAATTTAATCCTTGTTCTAGTGTTTCTATAAGTTGATGGAGCTAAACTATTTTTCTTAAATTCTAACCATTTCATTGCATAATCATAAAAATAATCATTATTGCTAATTTCTTGATTAGACTTAAACCATTTCATACATTCTTGTTTTGTACCAGTTTTTGTTTTACGAACCTGTTTCCCGTTAGCATCTACTCCTACACTTATTGTAACCTTCCATTTATTTGTTCCTAATTTTTTCCAGCTACCTTCGCCATTTCCTCTTTTTTTTGTAGTTGTCAATATAAAATCTCCTTTCACATTCCTCCTTTCTTCGAGTATAGCATAAAAGTAACCTACCAGTAATAAAAAAATATATATAAAAAAATAAAAAAAAAGACTTGCAGGTAGGGATTTCTCTGTTAATATAGAAAATGTCGAAAGGCACAAAACAAAAAATGTTAGGAGATGTGATAATTTGGAAAAGAAAAATGACAAATTAAAAACTTATGCAGTTAAGGTTTTTGAAGGAGAATCTATGTATGCTGCTGTAAATGGTACTGTAAATGAATGGGAAGGAAAACCAACAGGTTATGTTCTTAATCTCAAATTAGCAAGTGAAGAAGTCGAAAAATTGAAAAAACTTGCTACTGAATTAATTGAAAATGCTAAAAAAGACACTGAATTTAAAAGTGCTAGTGGTACAAAAGTTTCAGCTAGTCAGTGGTTGCCTACAGAATTTATGGTAAATAAACTTATCAAAGAAAAAGATGGTGTTCAGTTTATTAACTGTAAAGCGAAACATGAACGTGAAAAAGATGGTGTTATTAATAGAGTATTTATCCCTGTCTACGACAAAGATAACCATAGACTAGCACCAGAAGAAGAACAAAATTTACAGTTAGCGTATGATGCTAAAATTGCAGTAAATCTTTACATGAGAGTTGTATTTACTAACCTTTATCAAGGAGTATCTATTAGATTGAAAGATATTCAACTTTTAGATGATGATTGCTTATTTAAAGGAGGAAATGGTGGCTCTCCATTTGAACCAGTAAAAGACGCTGATATTGATGAAGATGTACCAATCTAATGACTGAAAAAGAAAAACAGCAATTTATTAATGCTAAAAATAAGTCTTGGCTCGTTGCCAAAATAGTTATTCGTAAAAAGAAAGATAAAGTGTGGAATCTTACTGAACACCAAAGAATTTCTAACCAATTAAAGAAATATGAAAAAGAAGATATTGATACACTTTCTAAATTATACGAATACTTGGTTGAGGTTAATGAAATTAGTGCAGATGCTTCTATTTTTAAATTAATAAAAGAAGCAAACGAATTTATGCAAGAAAAAGTACCAAAGAAAAAAATGGTACAAATTCAACCAACCGATTTAATGAAATATTTATAAGGGGAATATATATGGTAATTACACAGTATGAAAACAAAAAAATGATTATTAGTCCGAAAAGTAAGAAGATTACGACTTCTTGTGTTGAGATTATTTTATCTGCTGACAAAGGAAACAATATTTTAAAACAAAATAAAAAAGCCCATAAAGTTTCCGATATTATTACTGGATTTAAATTCGCTGAATTAGCACCAAAATCCACAGAATTAAAACAAAATAAGAAAAGAAAGCATAATAATAAATATGCTGGAGTAAATTGAATAAGGTTATAGGTGTAATAAGTTTAACCAGTCTAGTATTATTGGGTGGTTGTGGTCAAAATCCACAGCCCTCTAATATTACTACTATCCACCATGAAAAATATGTGAATTTGTGTGATATTGAAGATGAATTAATTAGTGAATTGGAAAAAGAATATTATAGACAAGAAGCACTAAAACCAAAATATCGTACAGAAGAAGCAATAATTACTTATTACACTGCTGCTGATGATGAATGTGGAAAGAATGATGGAATAACCGCTTCTGGTACAGTTGCTACAGAAGGAAGAACTGTTGCTTCCGACCATTTACCTTTAGGGACTGTTGTTGAAATAGATGGTGTGCAATATGTAGTAGAAGATAGATTTGGTGGTGGATATAATAACAAAATTGATATATTTGTAAATGATAAACATACTGCCTATAAATTAGGCAGAAGAAAGGTTAAAGTGAAAATTTATGAATGAAGATAATTTGAACCTAAATAAAGATGATTTACGTACTGAAAATTTAATGCTAAAAATAGAAAACGAAGCATTAAAATCTAAAGATAAAAATAATCTAGTAACATTAGAAATGTATAAAAAACTTATGGAAGAAAATATTGAGTTAAAAGAAAAACTTCGTGAGTATGAACCTGATGATTATTATAATTATTTAGAAGAAGATGATATCAATGATGAGGAAAACAGTGATGATGAAAATGATAAAATTTGGGATTTAGCTATATCTTTGTATCAAGTATTAAGGAAACAACCAAATTTTTTAGAATTACTAAAAGATACATTATCTGTAGATGATATCAATAAATTAGAATATTCAACTAATCTACGAGATTTTCTTAAACAAGATTTTCCGTCTTTTCAATATGCAGAATTTAAAGTAAGTGATTTCCCAAATATTAAAATTGAATAGGAGAAATGTATAATACATGAGTGTTGTTGATGTATTAAGGCAAAAGCCTATGGTTGAATACATTCCTGAAGCTATAAGAAAAAGTGATGGAACTTATCGTTGTTGTTGTCCTGTACATGGTGGCGACAACGAAACATCATTTGCCATTTTTGATGATAATAAGTTTTATTGTTTTGCTTGCCATGCTAGTGGAGATATTATTAACTATAAAATGGAAAAAGATAATATCCCATTTGCTATTGCAGTAAAAGAATTGGCGAATGATTTTTCTTTACCTTTAGATGATGATTATATTCAAGAACAAAATTTGGTTGATAAAAAAGAACTTCAATCAAAAGCATACGAAAATAAAGTAGATAGTGTTATTGAGTATTTAATGCAAAGTAGAGGTTTTAGCGAGGAAACTGTCAAAAAATTCAGACTAGGATACAGCGAAAAATCTAAGGCTGTTACAATTCCTATGTTTGATGAATATGGTAGATTAGTTTGTTTTGGCTACCGATATTTTGAGAATAAAGTTAAATATAAAAATGGAAAAAATAACCCACCACTGTTTGAAAAAGGAAAATATCTGTATGGTATTAACTTTGCAATAGAAAGATTAAAACAAAGTGATACCTTATATGTGTGCGAAGGATATTTTGATATGATATCTGCTGATGAGCAAGGATTAGCTTGTGTTGCTTATTGTGGTATTACTTTAACTGCTGACCACGTTAAGTTAATAAAACAAATTATTGGTAGACGTGAAATAAAAATAGTTCTAGTCCCAGACAATGACAATAGAGCAGATAAATTTATTAATAGAGCTAAAGAATTATTTAGAACTCATGCTTCTAATTTGCTGGTAGAAGTAATGCAAATAGAAGATGGATACAAAGATTTAAATGAACTTCATGTTGCTAAAAAAAGTATTAGTAAGCAAGTAGTAAAAGATATCAATTTCTTTTTAGCTGAATTTATCCTTAAACAAAATAAAGGACTTGATATTCAGAAAAAGAAAATTATGGAACTTGTATCTACTGTTAAAGACCCTTTAGTTAAATTATCTATTGCAGAATATTTATCTACACAATGGGAAAAACCGTTAGATGTCATTAAAGAATTTTTATCTGTAAAAGAGGAAAGTATTGATGAAGTTTTAAATGAATTTTCTTCCCTAGCTAACGCTACTTCTAGCTTAATTACTGAAGAAAATAATGAACTAAATACAGGTTATGAAGAGCTTGATGGTGCAATTAACCTTTATAAAAAACAGATTACTACTATTGCTGCACCTTCAAATACAGGTAAAACAGACTTTTTAATAGAATTATTGCTGAACTTAAGCATAGTTCAACAAAAAAGAATTTTATTTTTCTCTCTTGAAATGTCTAAAGAGGACGTGTCTGAAATAATTCTTGCAAAATTGCTTCAGCAACCTAGATGGAAAATAAAACAATTTATATTAGAACACCCTTTAGAAGCTAATAATTATATAAATAAAATAGGAACTAGATTACAAATAAATGACAAAGTATTATCTTTAGCTGATATTGATGAACGTATAAAAATCGCTAAAACTAATATTTTTGTAGATGAACCACTAGATATAGTTGCTATTGACCATTTTGGTTTGTTGAGAAACAATACTACAGTTGAACAACAGTCTAAAAATGCAGACGGATTAATACCTCTTGCCAAAAATCATAATGTTTGTTTGATTATATTAGCTCAATTAAATAAAGCTTCTCAGGTTATTGAAAAAGGGCGAATTAGAGAACCTATGCAAACAGACATTTCTGGTAGTGCTTCTTTAGGCAATGCGTCTACAACTATTTTAGGTTTATGGCGACCAGAAAAGACTCCAGGAATGAGTGAGATTTCTAAAGAAAATTGGAAAAATATAACAAGACTTAAAATTTTAAAACATAGAAAATTAAAAAGGGACAAGTTATATTTCCAATTAACTTATAACACCGATACAAGCAGATTGGTGATGTTAAAAGAACAAGAAGAAAGAAGTGAATTAGACTGAAAAATAAAGCACATGATGTATATGTAACACTAGGAGCGTCTAATCATAGTGAAGGCGAAAGAGAAGCCAATGACTATTATGCAACTGAACCAAAAGCAGTTGAACTGTTGCTCGAAAAAGAAACTTTTACTAAAGCTGTATTAGAACCTGCCTGTGGTGGAGGACATATTTCCGAAGTACTACAAAAACATGGTTATAATGTATCTAGTTTCGACCTTATTGATAGAGGTTATGGAAAAGTACAAGATTTTTTTAATATAAAACATAGTGATATGGACATTGTTACTAATCCGCCTTATAAAATAGCTTTGCCATTTCTAAAACACGCACTGGATATTATTCCTAATGGTAATAAAGTAGCGTTGTTTTTAAGAGTTTTATTTTTAGAAGGAAAAGAACGAGGACACTTTTTTAAAGAAAATCCACCAAAGAAAATTTATGTTGCAAGCGGTAGACTGTCTTGTGCTAAAAATGGTGATTTTGAAAAATATAGAAAATCAAATGCTCAAGCGTATGCTTGGTTCGTTTGGGAAAAAGGTTTTAAAGGTGAGCCAACTGTAGATTGGATTAATTTATAAAGGAGAAAAAATATGATTAAATGTAAATTAATTAGTCATACCCCTGAGCCAGAAAAAGTCGTATCTATTGCTGCTAAACTTTGTTACAGTAAAAGTGATGTTGATGGCTTAGTAACAGGGGTATTAACAGGAAATGATACCGAAAAATTTATTGATAAATTAAAAGGAATGGGACACGAATCACCACTAGAACACGTTTCTTTTACGTTTGCTATTGAAGGTGTTTCTCGTACACTTACCCATCAATTAGTAAGACACAGAATTGCATCATATTCTCAAAAATCTCAACGTTATGTGAGTGAAAATAATTTTGAATATATTATTCCACCATCAATCGCTAGAGATAGTCAAGCTAAAGAAAAATTTGAGAATTTAATGTGTACAATTCGTCAAGCTTATAACGAATTAGCAAGTATGGATATCCCTAAAGAAGATGCTAGATATGTACTTCCTAATGCAACAGAAACAAAAATTATTGTTACCATGAACGCACGTTCATTATTTAACTTCTTTTCACTTCGTTGTTGTACTCATGCTCAATGGGAAATTCGTCAACTGGCTAATTTAATGCTTGTTGAAGTACAAAAAGTTGCACCTATTTTATTTAAAAATGCAGGTGCTAGTTGTAAAAAAGGGTATTGCCCAGAAGAAGGAAGGTCTTGTGGAAATGCTCCTACTTTATCGTTCTTAAAAGAATGTGGAAATATGTTAAACCTAAATGAGGTATTTAAATATTAAAATTGGAGAGTGATAATTATAGAAAATAAAATTGAACGTGGTAAATCCACGACTGGTAAAATTACTCACTTAAGTGCATCAACGATTATGAGTATGAAAACTTGTGGCAGACAAGTTTATTTCAGAAAAATATTAGGTATGGAAAATAATACACAATATTCAAAAACAATCTTTGGTTTAGCAATCCATTCTGCTTTAGAATATTGGGGAAAATGTAAAATTGAGAATAAACCTGTTATTTTAAAAGAAGTGATTGATAAATTTAACGAATATTTCGACAATCATTATAAAGAAATAACTGTTTGGGGAACTGATACTTATGAACAACTTAGAGAGCAAGGAGCAGTTGCATTAGATTTATTCTTTAAAACATTTAAAGATATTAAACCAGCTAAAGTAGAATGTCAATTTTTAATTGATAGAGGAAAAAATAAGCTTCCTGTATTGGGATATATTGACCTTCTAACCGAAGATGATTGCATTTACGATTATAAGCTTGGTAAACGTGCTACCACTGCAAAATATATTGGGAACATGAGTATCTACGCATGGCACTATTTGCTTGAAACAGGAGCTTTCCCAAAAGAAGTAGCTACTATTGCTGTTAAATGGAGAACAAAAAACAAACAAGATTATGTAGCAGGTTGGGAAAAGCATATTATTCCTGTAGACATGAATTATATTAAATACATTGAGAGTGAATGTAATGACACTGAAAAAATGATTGACGCAAATGTGTTTAACCGAGCTGAAGCTGGCTGTGGTTTATGTAAAAATTGCGGTTATCGTGAAGAATGTGGAGTGGTAATTTTATAATGGGAAGCATATTATTTGTATTTATATTAATAATCTTAGGTATATGTTTTTGTAATAGACATAAGGAGTAAAAAATGAAACTAAAAAAACATTCAAAAAAAGTTATGGCAATTATAATGTCAGTCATGATTGGTTCTACAGCTTTAACAGGCTGTGGAAACCAACCAGAAGTTACTGAAACAGCCAATGGAAATGTAATAGTAACAACTCATGAATCTAGTTTTTTTGATACCATGATGGGAGCTGTAGCTGGTACAATGCTTGGCAATATGATTGGCAATGCTATTTGGGGAAGCAGTTTTTCTGAAAAATATAACTCTAGTAGTACAAAAAGTAGCACTTCTACAAAAACTACTACTAAAGAAACTAAACCAGACACAAAAAATAATGTAAAAGATGTAAAAAATAATGTTGCACCAACAGAAAAGAAAGAAGAAAAAAGCAGTTCTTCTACTGTTGCTCCTGTACCTAAAGCAAGCAATGGAGCAACAAATATTACAACACCAAAATCTACAACACCTAGTATTGGTACAAATAAAAGTGTATCTACAGGAAAAACAGGAATTGGCAGTGCAGGTGCAAGAGGAGGAGCAAGTAGTTAATGAAACTAGGAATGAATATACCTTTTAAAACACAAGCAAAAACAGAAGTAAAAGTTGCTAAAAACAATTGGGTTGATGATATTGATAGAGATATTATCCCTTATATTAAAGAACCAGAATGGAAATATAGCTATCCAACTAAAACAGCAATTTCTATTTCAAAAGAAGAAAAAAAATATGTTGAAAATAAAGCCAAAATTATATTTAATGCTATGAATAAAACAGTTAAATGTGTTCGCAATTTACCAGAATTTGAAAAGTTCAACTTTATTGCTTCTAAATTTGATTGCACTGCACATTTGGCTCGTATGGATTTTGTAAAAGATGTATTTAATAATTTTAAATTAGTTGAAATTAATGCAGATACCCCATGTGCGATTCCAGAATCATTTTATGGGAATTTTATATATACAAAAGATGAAGAAACCAAACAACATATAAATAGTGAATTAGCACACATGTTTGCTCGATTAAGTACAAGCATTGATGATTTTTTTGTATTTGCAGCTAATAAAGAATATCAAGAAGATTGGTATAATGCTAAATACTTACATGAGAACTTAAAACGCTATTTTCCTGAATTAAAATCAGAACTTGTTTCTTTAAGTGATTTAGAAATATTTGATGATGGTGTGTATTTTTCTGGTAAAAAAATAGATATTCTTTATCGTTTACACCCTGTAGAAATGCTTATGGAAGATGTATCTGATGACGGATATCCAGTAGGTAGAAAACTTATAGAATTGCATAATGAAGGTAAAGTAGTTTTGGTAAATTCTCCCGAAGCAATTATTATGCAAGACAAAAGATTATTTGCAATAATGACAGATTTTGATAATCGCTTTGGATTTTATACAAAAGAGGAAAGAAAAGCCACTATTCTTATGATGCCATATACTACAACAGATAAACAACAAAAAATATCTGACAAAGTTATAGTCAAACCTATTTATGGTAGAGAAGGCTTGGGTATTGCTATTATTGATGATTATAATAGTACAAAAATAGACAATAGTCATGATGAATATATATATCAAGAGTTTATTGAACAACCAACAGTTGAAGCAGAAACAGTTGAAGGCGATAAATTAACTGGATATGTAACATATAGTGTGTTCCTTTTAAATGGTGAGCCTACAGCATGGTATGCACGATTTAGTCCAAAAGAAATTTGTGATGAAGAAGCATTATGGATTCCTATTGAGTTTAAATAAAGGTGAGTATTATGGAACAAACGCAGTTTTATATAGTGAACGTTAAAGTAAAAGAAGGATTTATTATTGATGGCAATAAAAATCGCTTATACGAAAAAGGTGATGTGTTTAGCTATCGAACAGGTCGCAAACCTAAAATAACTAATGGATTTTTAATTGAATTTCCTGATAAACACATTGTCTTTGTTGATGAAAATAATTGTTTAAAACAAATGATAGATAAAGAGCATAAATATAATACATTTTTACCAACACTTGCATTTAATAAAGAGGGTGCTAAGTTTTGGAATGAATTAGACAAACTAGGGGAGGAAAGCTCAAATTGAAAGAAAAATATTATGTACCTGCTAATGCTATTGTAGAAGCTAAACAAGTTGAAGAAAGAACTGAAGTAAAAACACCTAATGGCATCATGACTGCTAATGTAGGTGATTGGATTTTGACTGATAGCAATAAAAAACACTCTATAATTAGCAATGAAATTTTTCAAGAGCTATATTATGTTGCTCAAGTGAGAGCTAAAGAAGAAAATAAATTTAAAAAAATGTTAAAAATGATTAAGGGGTAACAATATGAAACAAAATGAACACGAAAAACTCACAATTAAAGTAAATGGCAAATATGTAGAAGTTGAAGATACGAATGGTATTACAGCAACAGCAAAATGTAATCCTATTGATAAGTTTGATATTCACGTTGGAATTGGTATTGCATTAGAACGCTTAAAAGAAGCACAAGGAAAAGCTAAATTTAGACCTTATGTATGTGGTAATTGCTCGTCCCCACATTATAAAAATAGTTTTTATGGTTATGTTGGGGACGAAACTGATTTAAAAGATGAATTTGGTGAAGAATTATTAGTAGGAGATACAGTTAAAGTAAAATTTAAAAATAGTTATTATCCTGCATATTATTCTACAATATGTAAAGAAGGAATAAAAACTTGTGTAATGGGGTTTGGTTCTTGTTTTGCTAGAGATGACCTGATTCTTGTAAAAATACCACGTCAAAAGAAAACAGAATGGTGTACTTTAATTGAAACATATGAAGAAATGAAAGGTAAATAATGGATATTTTAATTGATTTTATGATTAATCTTGCAATTATTTCGGGCTGTTTATGTTCAATAGGTTTATTTATATCAATGATGGTACAGTCTATAAAAGATATGTTTAGATATTAATTTAAGGTGAAGAAATGGAAATATTAGAATTAATTTTTATGACAAGCATAGCAATAATATGTGTTTGTGGAGCAATATTTACTCTTGGTCTTACAGTATGGTTTCTTAAAGAATTAATTAAAGATTTATTTTGATAGCGAGGTGAAAAAATGGAAGAACATTATGATGAACATTATAAAAGTGAGCATCAACCAATAGAAGTTATGCAAGCTAATATGACTAATGATGAGCTTATAGGTTTTTTAAGAGGTAATATTATTAAATATGCACTTCGATTTGGCAGAAAAGATGATACACAAAAAGAAGCTGCTAAAATAAAACGATATGCAGAATGGTTAGTAGTAGCTGTAAATGGTGAAACAATAAATCCTAGAGAATAAGGAGTGATGTGAATGGAAGAAACTAAATATTATGTATTTGATTGTGATACAGATTTATATAAGTTATCTCAAAAAATAAACAAAATTTTTAAAGAAGTAAAAGAAAAACGACCTTTATCAATAATTATTGTACAATATGGATATGCTGAAATATGTGTAGATGATAATATAGGTTGTTCGTTAGATATAAACGGATTAGCTCTTGATTTTGAAACAAGTTGCATTTCGTTCGATACAAAAAATAAAGTGTTATCTTTAGCTGTAACATTTTATGAAAATGATTGTCCTGTAATTAAAGTTAAAATTATTGATAAGGGGTAATAGGTTGAAAGAACCTGTTACTCCTACAAAGGAGATGTTGGGTAGAGAGCTACAATTAACATTGCCAATAGGAAAGTCTGTAAACCATTGTTATATAACCACTAGAAATGGAATAAAAATATTGAATAAAGAAGCTAAACAGTGGTTTAAAACAGTAGAACAGATTATAAAACAAGAAGTGCTTATTCAAGGTTGGTCTAAAACAGAATTAACAAAGATTGTTGCAGAAGCTAAAGTTTATTGGAAAGATTATAGGACAAGAGATACAAATAATCTGGACAAAAATTTATGTGATGCACTAGAAGGAATTGTTTTAGATAATGACTGTTATTTGCTTATAAGATGGATTGATTGGGAAGTGGATAAAAACAATCCTCGAATAGAGTTAAAAATAAGAGTTTTTAATCCTAAAAAAGATAAATGGATTTTTTTTAACAGAACCTCTTGCAGGTAGGTATTTCTCTGTTAATATAGAGAATGTAGCGGAGAGAAAAAAAGAAAGAAGGTTGATAATTATTAATAAAAAATGGCATGAAAATATGGTATCTCAAGAAATATTAAAAAGAAAATATTTCAAAGAAAACGAAGATTTTGAAGGTTTTGTAAATAGGGTATGCAGTATATTTTCCAGAAACCAAGATGAAATCAAGCAGGCTTTGATTGATGGTGATTTTTTCCCTGCTGGTAGAATTTTAAATTCTGCTGGATTAGAGAAAGACAATATTAGTGCAACACCAATGAACTGCTATGTACTACCTTCACCAGAAGATAATATTGAAAGTATTTATAAAACACAAGCTGAAATGGCTAAAACATTTAGTCGAGGTGGTGGCTGTGGAATAAATATTTCCAATTTGCGACCAAAAGATGCTAAAGTAAATAACACTGCTAAAACAACTAGCGGAGCAACAAGCTTCTTGGAATTGTTTAATACAACGGGAAGTGTAATTGGTCAAAACGGTAGACGTGCAGCAATAATGATTGGATTAAACTGCTCTCACCCTGATATTGAAGAATTTCTCCATATTAAGGAAACAAACCATAAATTAGAGCATATGAATATTTCTATTTTATTTACAAATGAGTTTATGCGAGCTGTAAAAAATGGAAAAAATTATACTTGCTCGTTTTTTGTGCCAGAAACAGGGGAAACAATAAAAAAAAGAATTAATGCCAAAGAATTTTTCAATAGATTCTGTAAAGTTAATTGGAATTATGGCGACCCTGGAGCAATGTTTATTGATACTATTAGAAAGAATAATTTATTATCAGAATATGATGATTATAAGATTGAAATTTCCAATCCTTGCAGTGAATTTCTTGGTAGTGCATATACAGCTTGTTGCTTAGGCTCTATTAATCTTTATAATTGCGTAGATAATAAATTTTCTCCAAACGCTGAATTTAATTTTGAAAAATTTAATAACCTAGTAAATATTGGAGTAGATGCTTTAAACCAAGTTTTAGATTATGGTAGAGATAAACAGCCACTAGAAGCAAATAAACAAGCTATTGATGATTGGCGAAATATTGGGTTAGGATTCTTTGGCTTAGCAGATGCTTTAATTGCTCTAGGTATTAGATATGGTTCACAAGATGCACAAGAATTATTGTATTCGATAGCTCAAATAATGATGATGAAAGCACTAGATTATAGTGCCACTTTAGCACAATCATATGGGACTTTTGGAAAGTATGACTGGGAAAAAACAAAGAAATCAAAAATGTTTAAAATTTTAAAAGGTGCTTTGATGTATAAAGGTCTATATGAATACATTGAAGAAAATGGTCTTGCTAATGGTTCTTTAATTAGCATTGCACCAACAGGAACAATTTCTTTATTAGCTGGTGGTTTTTCTGGTGGAATTGAGCCAATGTTTAAAGTATCTTATGAACGAACTACTCATTCATTAGAAGGGAAAGGTGAAACCTTTAGAGTATTCCCAACTTCTATTAAAGAGTTATTAGAATATCATAATTTACCGCTAACACTTACAAATGAGGAAATTAAAAAGAAATTTCCTTACATTGTAGAAGCAGATGAAATTCCTTGCTCAGAAAGAATAAAAATGCAACGTTCTGTGCAAGATAATATTGATAATGCTATTAGTTCTACAATTAATTTGCCTGAAAGTGCTACACCAGAAGATATTTATAATATCTATATGATGGCATGGGAAGCTAAATTAAAAGGGGTTACAGTATTTAGAGATGGTTGTATGCGTTTATCCATATTAAACCCTAAGAAAAAATCAGAAGATTTTGATAATAATTTTGGAGAAATTGTACCTATGAAAAGAGAAGAAACTGGTAGTCTACCATCATTAACTTATAAAAAGCAATCTGCTTGCTCTAAATTGTACCCTACAATTACTTTTAAAGATGGCAAACCTTTTGAAGTATTTGCAAGTGTTACAGGTGGTTGTAGTGCTAATATTGCAACAATAGTTCGTTTATCTTCACTGGCTTTACGTTGTGGAGTTAAACCAGAAAAATTAATAGAAGAACTAAAAGAACAAAAATGCCCTGCTTGCAAAACGTTAAGAGGACAAGGACGCAAAGACGTTTCTCTTTCATGTGGTAATGCTATTGCTGAAAGCTTACAAGAAGCTGTTACTGAATTTAATGGTGAGTTTAAAGAAAAAACAAATATTAAGCAGTCTAAACAAACAGATGAAGTACACGAAGAAAGAGTACGTAAAAAATGCCCTGAATGTGGTGCTGAAATCCGTGCTGAAGGAAATTGTGTTTCTTGTACTCAATGCTCATGGAGTAAGTGTGAATAAAAATAGGGGAGATTTGCTCCCCTATAAATAAATAAGGAGTGATATATTTTGTGGTTAAAACATTTAAAAACTGAAGTAGATGTTGATGATAAAGTAATGTTTTATGTTGGTATTGTAACTAAATATTTAAAAAGAGGAACTATCACAGGCTTTAAAAAAGGATATGTTCAGATTAGAGGGGAAAATGGTTATCCTTACCCTTATGTATTACCTGAAGATATCACAATGCTTTTAACGGAAAATGGTAATAACCGCTATCAAGAAAATTATACATCATCTTCTTATGACGATTATAATGATGATTCTTATGATGATGATTACTATAATAACAGCCCATGTGTTAATGCTTATGATAATGACTATGATAATAGTGTAAATAATGATAACTCTTATAGTTCTAGTAGCTATGATAGTTATAGCAGTTCTAATGATTCTAGTTTTGATTGCTCTAGTAGCAACGATTGGTAAGGAGAATGTAAATGAAAAATTTTGTATCAGATATTTTATTATTATTGACTTTAGCTATCGGAATTGTATTGTATATTCCGTTAATAATTATTGCAGTAGCTTTTGCTGTACCTCTTATGTTTTTGTTTGGAATTGCGTTATTACTCAATCCTAAACAAAGAGAAAAAATTAATATTCGTTTAAAACTTAAAGAAGAACAACAATGATTTATATATGTATATTATTTGGGATTTATCTGTTTATATTTGCATTATGTAAAACATCAAAAAAAGCAGATGAAAGAATTGAAAACATGAATAAAAATAGCACCAAAAAATAAATTATTAAGGAGATTATATGAGAAAATTTGAAAGAATTAAAGGTAGTACAGCAGACTTTCCACAAAGAGCAACAGAAAAATCTGCTGGATATGACATTAAATCATATGAAGCGACTGTAATTAATCCTATGGAATGTAAAAACATTCCTACAGGATTAAAAGTTAAACTAAATAAAGATGAATATTTACAATTAGTCGCAAGAAGCTCTTTATATAGAAAATATAATTGCATTATTCCAGGTGGTTTTGGAGTAATTGACGCTGATTACTATGATAACACAGACAATGAAGGGCATTTTATGATACCTTTACTTAATTTATCTAATACACCAGTTTTTATTCCATTTGGTGAACGCATTGCACAAGGAATTTTTGTAAAATATTTAAAAACTAATGATGATTTACCAGCTTTACAAGTCCGCAAAGGAGGATTTGGTTCTACAGACGTATGATGTATCATTATTTTTTAGTTGATTTTAACAACGAAGGGTATATGTATAGAGTTGGAATTATGAGTGAGAAAGAGAACCCAATTCCAGAAATTATGGATTACTTAAAACAAAATTCTAAAGACGTTCTATACGAAACTTCTACAAAAGAAGTAAAAGAAGAATACTTAAAAACAACAAGAACAATCCCTTGTGGTAAAATTTTCTGTACTAAATTTTTATTTGATAAATGTATTAAAGTTAGTAAAGACCATTGGAGTTCAAAATTAAGACGAGATTTAATGAGCAAACAAGATGGGAAGGTGCATTTATCATAAATAACATAGAAAAATTAATTGCTGATTTTGCAGAAGGTAAACTTGATATATTTGCTTTGCAAACAAAATTAAATAATGATATGCAAAGTTTAAATAGAAACCAAGATGCTAGACAAGAAAGATTAATAAATAAACTTAGTCAAGATTATTGTACTATGCGTTCACCAGAAGAAATTTTATGTGAAAAAGAGAAAATGCAAGAGATTATTGGTATTTTACAAAGAATAAAAGAAAATATTCCTGCTGACTTATGGTGGATAATGGTACAAATAGCAGTTAAAAGAAAAACTCAAACAGAATTGGCTAATACACTAAATGTTAATCGCTCAACAGTTTGTCGAAGAGTAAAAAAAGCAGTTGGGTTAGCGTCAAGGATTATAACTATACAAGAATATAATGAGTGTTTTAGATACTGATTATATTATAATCCGCTAAAAGATAACAGAATATTCATTCAATTAATAGGAAAGAGGTTTTATTTTTGGACGTAGTAGCTCACCCATATATATATTACTTAGCTCAAGTTATAGGGAGTATAAAGTTCTTAACAGGCGGTTGTTCATTGTTATGTTTTATCTCAGCACTATGGTCATTAACGTCAATAATTGATATTAAAAAAGTAATGGAATATAATACAGTATTTAAAAACGAAGATGTAAATATAGAAAAAATAATAGAAAGAAACGATAAAAAAAGCGTAAAAACATTTAAATATAACATTACAGGGGTAATTTTAGTGCTTGTAACATTACTTATTCCTAGTAGCGAAACAGCTTATTATGTATTACTTAATTTATAAAGGAGAATGATTTCTATTGTTGATAAATAATATTATTAATCATACGAAAAATATAGTAGAACATAAAAAATGGGTGTTCCATTATGCCTGTAAAGCAGGAATACCAATTCAAGGCTTAACGCACGATTTAAGTAAATTCTCACCAACAGAATTTATTGAAGCTATTCAATATTATAAAGAAGGAATAAGTCCTTTAAAAGAAAGTAAACGAGTAAATGGATATTCATTAGCTAAATTACATCATTGCCATCATAATAAGCACCATTATGAATATTGGCAAGATGAGTTTGATAAAGGCGGAAAACCACTAATAATGCCATTTAACTATGCTTTAGAATTAATTTGTGATTATTTGGCTGCTGGTAGAATTTATTTTAAAGATGATTTTAGCTATAAAGTTGAATATAAATGGTTTTTAGAACATAAATATAATAATAAATATATAGCCATGCATCCATTGATTTTAGAGTTTTTAAAAGAAATGTTTAGTCTTATGGCTGAATACAACTCTAGTAAAATTTTAACCGACCATCATTTTGTAAAAAGATTATATATATCAATTACTACTAATAATAAAGGAGAATGATAAAATATGGATTTAGCTTTATGTAAACAGGAAAAATTTAATGGTGTGCTTGTAGATTTTTATAGAGATGAAAATAATGATGTTTTCATGACAAGAGAACAAATTGGTAGAGCATTAGAATATAAAAACCCAAACGATTCTATTAGAACAATTCATAGAAGAAACAAAGAACGTTTAAATAAATTTGCAGTATCGTTCAAATTGAACGGTACTGATGGCAAAAAATATGATACAACTGTATATAATTCTCGTGGTGTTTATGAGATTTGTCGCTACAGTAAGCAACCAAAAGCAAATGCGTTTTATGATTGGGTATATGAGGTATTAGAAACAATTCGTATTACAGGTTCATATACTGTACCTAGATATAATTTACCAACTAGCTATAAAGAAGCTGTACAAGCTTTATTAGAACAAATTGAAATTAATGAAAAAACACAGGAAGAGTTAAATAAAGCTAAACCTAAAGCTGAATTTGCAGATGCCATTACACAATGCAAAACAAATTTACCTATTGGAACATTCGCAAAAATTGTATACAGAAAGACTGGTATTGGCAGAAATAAATTATTTGATTGGTTGAGAGATAGAGAATTATTAATGTCTATCCCTAGCGAATATAACCAGCCTACACAAAAAGCTATTAGATTAGGATTATTTGAAACAAAAGAAAGTATTGCAAGTGAACGTGATATTGTGGTTAAAGTAGCTATTACACCAAAAGGACAACTATATGTATATAATATGTTAACTCAATATGAAGATACTATTGTTGCATTAAAAGATAAACATTTAATTGCATAAGAATATAAAAATAAGGACTAACCTAAATGGTTAGTCCTTAAAATTATATATAAGATATTATTCGTTATTTATTTAATTTCTCCTGTTTTATATCTTGAATAATTTCCTGTTCAGCTTTTTCACGAGCTTTAATAGCATCTACTTCATGAATAAATGTCCCTAAATAAACACGTTTGCCGTCTTTATTAATATATGCAAGATATCTTTTTACACTTTTACTGAAGCAAACTCCTTTTCTTTTACTTGTTTTATTATCTTTATTAGGGGAAGATTTAGTATAACGTGATATTAAGTCTTTATCCTTGTATTCTTTTCTTTCTTCAGGACTCGCATTTTTATAAAATTCTCTCATTTTATCTTGTCCTTGTTTATAAGATTTTCTGTACAAACAACCGCAAGAACGAGTATGTTTCAATAAAAGACAAGAAGTGGTAACAACAATAGTGTTACCACATTTGCATTTACATAGCCATGAGGACTTGCCTGCTTTTTCTAAAACAGTAAGATTGCCAAATTGTTCATTTATTAAATCCACATTCATTTTATACCTTTGTATTATTTATAACTTTTTTCTCAAACAACCACATGATTTTACTTCACCCTTAAGAAGAGTTGGTTTAAATACTATTTTCCCATTACCACAATCACATTGACAATAAACTCTGCTACCACCTAATTCCTTTAGTACAGTAAGTTTACCAAATTTTTTACCAACAATGTTATTGCGAACATTTTTTGATTTTCTTAAACAGCCACACGATTTTGTGTGTCCATTAATAACATTTCCTTTTACAATGTCTATTATATTGCCACAATCACATTGACAACGTAATTTTTTCTTATTTCTTCCCTTACCATCTATAAAAGGAATTTCTTCTAATATAGTTAAATTATTAAATTTTTTGCCAATTAAATCATTAATATTATTAATAGGTTTTTGTTTAGTCGGTTTATGTGAACATTCTTTATCTCCACAATATTTTTTTTGACCTAAAATAATATTATATTTTTTGGCTTCTATAACATTACCACAATCACACTTTGCGATAATTCTACCATTACCAATTTCTTTGATAATAGTTAAATTATTAAATTTTTTGCCAACATATGATACAATCATTTTTTTCTTAGCTGATTCTCTTGAGGATAATATTTTATTTCTACGTAAACAGCCACAAGACTTAGTTCCTCCATTGATTACAGTAGATTTTGCCAATATTTTTTCATTGCCACAATCACATTTACAAAGAACTTTATTTTTACCTAGCTCTTCTATCACAGTGAGCATATTAAATTTTTGCCCTACATAAGATTTACGAACTCTTACCTTTGTTTTTTGTGTTAAATCTATATTATTTTCCATATTAATATTCCTTATAATCTATTGATTGTAAATAGTCTAGCCATTTATATCCATCACCATATAAAAATATAGATTTCATATATAATCCATCAGCACAAAGAACTTCCAAAAAAACATTATTAAGTTCTTTATAATGATAATCATTAAGAATATCTTTAAATGTTGTTTTATCAATTTTTCTTCTATTTCTTAATGTTCTTGTTCTTACATTTACTTTTGGTGAAACACCAATTTCCATAGAACATTCTTTGCCAAGCATTATAGCAATTTCTTCTGATAATATCTCATCATGACGACCAAATAAAATTTTATTTTTAGCATCATATATTTGAAGTTGATATAATGCTTCAATGGTAAAGTATCCGCTCATAAAATTGAAATTGTATTGACTATTACCATTATCATAAATCAATAATTGTTTTGTCCCAAAGGTTGTTTCATATATTTTCTTTACATTATGCTCGAAACATTCTTCTATAGAATTTATATTTTCAAACCAATTACCATCTTTTGTTTCAACTGCAAATTTTACATCAATCATATTTTAACCCTCCAATACGTTTGCTCTTAATTGACAATTTTTAATATCTTTAATTGATAAACCTTTTTGATAAACTTTTGTTATCTCAAGGTCTTTTATTTGGCTAAATTGTATTGTTTCATTGTTCGCCAATAAATCTTTTGGCGAAATATCTATTGTGTGCAATTTAAACAAAGAATAGCCATTTAATTTACTGCCATCTTTTAAATAAGCTAATAAATTTACAAAATTATTTAATTTCTCCTCGCTTGCATAAAGCCTTACAATTTTTATGTTAGGTTTCATACTTAATCCTATACCGAAAAAGTTATTAAACACTGTCTGTGTAACATTATTATCTTCTTTAAAGAGTTTATCTAACATACTTAATGTAGATGGTCTAGGAACTCTAAACCCTTGTTCCCAAGCTTGAACAGTTTTAACTGATACTGCTAATTTGTCAGCTAAATTTTTTCTAGTCCAGCCTTTTTCTGTTCTTAATTGTTGTAAATTTTTAATATCCATCTTATATTCCTCCATGTTTTTAACTGCTACTTTGTAGCACCTTATGTTTTTATTATATGCTACATAGTAGCACTTGTCAATACATTTTTTATAAAATTTTATTTACTTTTTTATAAAAACGTGATATTATATATTTAAAGATAAATATTAACATTGAATGTACGAAAGTTAAATACTTTCATTCCATCTTATTTAATGATAAACCTCAACACGTGGTGTATTTGGTTTAAATTTAAATTTTATTTAACTGTAACATTCAATGTATAAAAAAGAAGGCAAAATAAGCCTTCTTTTTTTATTTTAGGTATAATTATATTAACCACTAAAAGAAAACCTCTTAAAAAGGCTAAGATTTTTATGTATATAAACAAAAAAATAGGAGCTATACTTTATTAGTATAACTCCTATTTTAAAAATTTAATTAGTTGAAACAATTCTTTATTATTAATTGTATTTTTTCAAATAAAACAAATCCATTTTGTTGATAAAAATTTAATAATTTTTTATTGCTTTCACATTCAAGATAAACAAATCAATCTTTTTGTTCGCTATTTATTTTTTCTTGAGCAATCATTTCGTTAAATTTTTCATTAATCCATAATGTATTATCTTCAAAATAAATCGTTTTAAGTATTATTTTAGCTTGCTTAACATTATAAAAATTAGCTAATCCATAATCGCCTTCTGCTGTTCTTTGAGGTTTAATTTTATCATTATTAGACAATTCAATTACATTTGGATATAAACTATTATTTAAAAAATATGCTGGCATACCATTTTCATCAAATAAAAGTACAGCAAAATCTATTTTAGAAATAGTTTTTTCAGATTCATTTTTAAAATTTATATTTATACCATAAATTGGAATATTATATACTGTTCCTGTATAACATGAAATATTTTTTATAGACACTAAATCGTTAGTATTATTTTGAGCAAAACTTGTAGTAGATGAAAATAATAAAACTATAAAAGAAATTATAATAATTTTTTTCATAAAATCACTACTCCTTAAATATGTAAAAATTATCTTTTATTTTACCTTCCCTGAAATATTTTTGTCAAGCCTTTTTTTACTAACTGGATATCTTTTTACAGCCTTTTATTTTTCTTTTAGGTACAAATGTATTAACCTATTAAAGAAAACCTCTTAAAATAGCTGTAATTTTTGGTTATATAAACAAAAAAATGGGAGCTATACTAATAAAGTATAACTCCCATAGTTATTTATAAATAAAATTTATATTTTATTCCAATAGCAACATCATCTTTATCTACATATATCCATGTATTTTTTATATCAACTGTACCAGCTACTTGTCCATCACTGTTAAGACCAATCCCTATACTGTGTTGAGTTTTATCACTCATGTTGTTTTCTAACTTGCTCAATGATTGATTGGCACTCTCCAATGAGTTCGTCAATTTTGTTACTTGCGTCTTGAGAGATTGAATTTGAGATTTCGATTGATTCAATTCTGTCTTGCAAGTCATTAAGTCCTCCTTCGATTGCTGAAGTTGATTGTTCGAGTTGTTCAGTTGTTCCTGCAATATCTGATTTTGTTTCTTCAATTCTGTCAAATTCTGTTCTAATGTCGTTAATTGTGTTTCCGTTATCACATATGTCGCTTCGGAACAATAAGCAGGACAAGAAAATGATAATACAGACCAAAACAGTAATAATGACATAACAAGGGTTAATTTTTTTGAGCCATGTTTTGATTTTTTCATACATAACATCACTCCTTATTTTAATAATTTTTGACCTCGATACCAATTAGCTTTGCCACGTAAAACATCTCCACCACGAGTCCCATCAGTAGCATAAGGGTTATAATGTGAGCTTTCTGGTGTGCCTAAATATTCACAATCCCAACGTTCAACAGTTGTTTTTACTCCATAAGGTTCATGGCAATAAACACCATCTTCATTATCGCCAGCTTCACCATGAGTTAATACTCGTTTTTTATCAATGGTTAAATCTAAAGCGTCAGCTAAAACGCAAATACATTGACTCATTACTTCAACTTGCTGAGCTGTAATAGGATTAGTTCCTAAACCACTATTAGTAGTAGCATCAAAACAGCCTAAAAAACATAAAGCAATAGAGCCACTATTTCGCATATAAGTTGCAGCTAACACTGTATCTAAAGAAATACCTCTAGGAACATAAATAGAACCATCATAATCAATTTGCACATGATAATCGTCCCAAAATTGAGAATATCGACCAGCAGACCAGTGAACATATAATTTCACATCTCTATTATTTGCTTCAGCTTGATTCCATAAAGAATATTTAACATCTAAAGCCATTTGTTTTAATTCTTGTAATGTAACTTTTTTCATTTGACTTTTACTTAAAACTGTACTCATTGCATATCACCTTTACCTTTCATATTGTCTTTAATTGTTCTTGCTAGGTATCCTGCAAATGCACCAATAATTGCACTTGCAAGATTTTCCATAGCAAAAAAAATTGATAGAATTAAACCTACACCCAAAAATAAAATAACTAATACCATTTCTAAATCAGCTTTAGAAAAACATGACATTATATTCACCTCTCAATCAGAAGAAAGATGCAATAATAGCAATTATAGGAATGATAAAAGTTGTTATAACTGAACCTAAAAAAATTAAAATTCTAGTTGTATATCTTTTTGAATTTTCTAACGATTTAACACGAGATTCAAGTTCATCAATATCTCGTCTATGTCTATTTGCTCTTTCTTTTAACATTTTATTATCACTTAATATGCTTTCGTTTAAAGTCGTATTAATTCTAGTAAGCTCTGTTTGCACAGTTTCAACACCATTCATTGTTCTCATAAGTAGTTCTTTTAATATTTCTACACTGTCTTTATCCAATCTATCACCTTCATTCTAAAACAATAGCATCTAAATCTTCTTTAGATTGGCAAGCATTTATTTTTTGTTTAATCTGTTCATACCAAGCATATGACTCAAACTGACTATTTCTAACTACATTATATACATTGGTCATTTGAGTTATATTTAATGGAACTACCCCTTTTGTTTCTGGAGTTAGCCATACTTTATAAAACGTTGTTCCACTTTTTGTTAAATCATTTGATAATCCAATGTAAGCGGCAGTAAAGTTTGTTATATCCTCGCTTGCACAATCAAAACCATAAGTGTTAGTATCATCTATTTTTACCCAACGAATAGCATCTCTTTTTTGTGCAAATAACTCACCAGCTTTGTTAAGTTTAACTTCTTTTAGTTCATTTAAAGATGGCTCTTGTTCTACTATTATTTTATTTTTATAAACTAATCTAGTAAAATCAAAAAAAACTTCATCACTTTCTACACAAAACTCATTTCTTGTTTTTAAATCTTCCTTATTTGGTTCATAATCTATACAAGTTATACATTTGTTATTTTCATCAAAAATATACCACATAATTTTTTCACACCTCTACATATAAATTTATTTTACTGCTACTACCAAATATCCTATTCCTACATCACTATATCTATATCCACCACCTGTTATGTTAGATCTTACTGATCCACGAACAATTCCAGTACTCTGATCTACACTTAAAGAGAAATAACCATTATTTGTAGAAAGACCTATTGATGTTGGGAATACAGCATATTTGCATTGACTTCTAGAATATCCACTAGGTAAAGGTATTGTAAAACTTGTATTTTTTACCGAACCAGTACCAGCACCAATATAAACATCATTTTTAGCATTAATTAAACCTTTTAAAGAATTTATTAAACTTTGCACAAATGCTGTTGTAGCAACACGTGTACTATTATCACTTGTACCTGGAGTAGCACTATACATTGCTCCATTTGCTGTTACATTTCCTGTTGTTTTTATATTCCCGTTTCTATGATTTATTGCTACACGTATAGGTGTACCACTACTACATAAATCTCTAAATCCTGTACTAAACCAACTACCAATTAAAAGATTTACTTTATTTTGGCTTATAGCGGTATTTTCGTCTACATCTCCTCCACCATATTTTATATGAGCAGAAGTTCCGCTTATTACTAGATTATTGGCATTAGATACATTATTTATAGTAGTTGTTGATGTAGAACCATTTCCCTTAGTTATAGTCAATGTTGCATTATTAGCTGATACACCTTTAACATACGTTGTATTAATTGTTTGTCCTGCACTATCTTGTGTTGCTTTAGTGGCACTAGACACATTATCAGTAGTAAAAGCAACAGCTCTCCAATTAGACCATGCATTTTGATTATCTCTACATTCTCTATAATATAAATGTCCGGGGTCTGCTGCTGCTGTATCATCACCTTTCCATTCACATAATAATTGTGATTTCCCTCTATGATAAATATTAATTACATTTCCATACATAGCTGGATAACTATTATTGTATGCATCATGTGTAGTTAATCCCGTAGTAAGACTATTAGGCAATGTTGTTGCAGCTATAGTTCCTTTATTACTTAGACGAGTGGCATTAGTAGCACTTGTTGCAGTTCCAGAAAGATTTCCACTAAAACCACCACTCGCTGTTACCTTGCCCGGAAAAGTAGTGTTGCCACTACCGTCTAAAATAGTTGCCGTACGAGTAATAGTAGAAAAATCACCAGTATATTGCCTTACATATATTGGCTCACTACCATCATCTTTTGTAGCTATTTCAGCATAACCGTTATTATTAGTACCACCAACTCGTATTCTAAAACCATCATTAGATGCCATTACACCTGACACTAAGTTTGTAGCACTTCCATCTCCAGCGGTATTTGAAACCGTTTTAGCTGTAGTGGCACTCGCCACTGTTCCTGTAACACCAATAGTAACTTTATCGTTATTAGCATCACCTACAAGGCTAATATTTGTCCCTGCTGCTAACGTTAATGTATCTTGTTTAGCATCGGCTTGAATAGTAGTTGTACCTACTTTTACATTTGCAAAAGCGTTTTGATTTACTTCAGCACCACTAGCAATACCATCTAATTTCTTTTTATCTGCATTGCTCATGTATCCATTACTACTTTGTGTAGCTGTATTATGATTATGATTACTTGTTGCAAAATAACTACTTGCTTTACCATTTAAAAGTGCAGCATTTAAATTTGCGTTTTCTGTACCATTATTTATAGGAATTTGACCATTTTTGTTTCCAGCAGTTAATCCTTGTAGTTTGCCAGCATTAACAATTTGGTCATCTTTTAATGCTCTATTCTGTTCTCTATCACCAGCAGGAAAATCAGATAAATAACTATCATCTGCTGGAAAATTCTCATTATAAGCCATACAAATCACCTCTTTATTTTACTAATAAAAAAAGAGCAAGATTTTAATATCCTCTTGCTCTCCAGTTAACATTACCACCAACATCAGTGTTATTACTATTTAAAACTCTAATTTTAAAACTTTGTTTTGTTTTATCAGTTATTTCGCAACGAATGCCATACCCTAAAGCATATGGTGTTACGATTGGAACTATATAAAATTCTTTTTTATAAGTTATTGTAGTTCCACCAATAGGAACTTCTAAGCTACCTTGTTCCTCTCTATCTGGAACATCAATATAAACGTCAATTTTATTTACTTCTGGAGTAATTGTATTATCTGTTGTTGATAAAATACATCTAAATTCTACATATCTAAAATCATATTGTGCTTCTGTAAAAACTCTCCAATCCGTCCATACTTTATTATCTTTAGAAATTCTAAACTCTAATTTTGCACTTACACTTCCAAAGTGTCTAGCTGTAGATAAAAACCTACAAGATATGTTAGCTGTAATTTCTTGTTCGACATCTATAGTTTTACATAAATAAACACCATCAGAATAATATGTTCCATCTTCTTGTTTATCTAATTTTAAAACCTTTCCACCACCGATTTCGCTAAACATCATATTTGGATAATCACTAAATTTTCCACCTAGAGTTTGCCATGTGTAATAACTTTCACCAAATGTTGTATGATTATGTGTACCATTTTGTTCCTCTAATTCGTTTATAGTTAAAATAATATTTTTAGCTGATAAATTCTCTATTTTTAATAACTGAGAATTTTCTTTAACCGAATATCTTCCACTACGATTTATAGCTTTAATCATATATTTAAATGTACCTTCAAAGCTAACTTTATATTCATATTGAGTAATTGTAACACCTGAAACAATAGTAGTACCACTATCCCAAGAATATCCTTCTCGTATTTCATATCCAACAATATCATTTTCTTCAACTTTCGCCCATTGGAACTCTACATAATCCCCATTTTGATAAGCTAAAAAGTCCTTAACGTTTGAAGGTTCATATATAGCATATAAATTAGCTCTAGTTTCATCAGAATAAAAACCACTTGTATTTACAGCTTTTACAATAATATTTACATTGCCACTATTAGTATCTGGACTAAAAGAAACAATAGTATTTATAGTTGTTGCTATTTTTTGAGCTGTTTCCCAAACATTACCATATCTAACTTCATAAAAGCTAATATCATACTCTTGCACTGCGTCCCAAGTTATATTAATTACAGTTTTGTCGTTAGTATCTTGTTTAACCACTAAATTTGTAACAGGTGAAGGGTTTAAGTCAAAAGTACATTCAAAATGAGCAGGATATAAAGAATAGTATCCAGCTACAGAAACAGCTTTTAACCAAAAATGATATGTTCTTTCTACATTTATAACAACATCATAATAAGTATTTGTAATATGAGCATTTACTAAAGTAGAATTATCCCAAGAATCACCCATACGAAGTTCATAGTGAGAAATATCCAACTCATCTGGAGCTGTCCAATATAAATGCAATTCTGTTTTTTTAGCTATATTTTGAGTACCACTAAAACTTTCTATATCGTAAGGTTCAATCATAATATGTGTAAATAAATTATTTTTATTTGATTCAAAATTTGCTACTGTAGTAGCTGTAACAGATAGAGAAATATCAAATGATTGTGGCATTGTATAAGTTAAGGAATTTGTTATTGAAGTACCTATTTTTTCATCATTAATAAATACTGAATAAAAAGCAATATCATGAAAATCTGTTGGAATATCCCATGTTACAATAATTTGACTACGGTCTTTAGGATTTTGTTTTACATTGACATTTTCTATAACATTCGGAGTTAACACTAATTGTAAATCTAATTCTTTCGCATTAAGGCTATACTTGTTGTTATACCCTATAGCTTTTATAAAAAATCTATAATAACCTTCTTTTCTAATTTGGTAAATAGCGTTATTAGAGCTAGATTTAGCTATGAATTTACCACTATTCCAATCTTCGCCCATTCGTATTTCATAATTTACACCATGAGGAACTCGTTCCCAATTAAATTGTAAATTACTTCTATCTGTGTCCATTTGAATTACTGAAAATTCTGTTATATCTTCTGGTTCAATTTTTATAGTTATTTCTTTAAATATCCCTTCGCTTTCAACATTAAAAATAGAATATGTTTTTACACCGATAGTATACGTACCACTAGAATTAGCAATATAACTATATGTTGTTTCATCTGTGGAATGTACCATTTTACCATTAACATAGATATTATATTTAGATAATCTATTATCTTCTACTTCATTCCAAGATATATTTATTTGACTTAGGTTGTTATCGTCTTGCTCTACTGTTAATTCAGATATATCTTCACAAGACATATTTCTTTGAGCTGTTAATGTTAAAGGGGTTTGAGATAAATTGCCACCATTATCAACAGCATAAATATAGAAATTATGAGCTTCATTATCTAAAATTTCATAGGTAAAGCTAGTAGTTATAGTTCTTCCTATTGTTTCAAAATTTTCATCTTTGATTTCGTAACATTTCAAATCTTTATCTTCAACAGGTGTCCATATTAATTTAATTTCTGTTGAGTTTGGATTATACCATACTCTACCTTCAGTAACATCACTAGGAGGAGCGTCTTTACCTGTAACGTAAAATACATCTGAAATGTATCCTGCTGAACATCTACCAGACGTATTCTCTAATACAATTTTAAATAAATAAATTTCATCTGTTTTAGCATTATTAATAATAAAATTATCACCAGTGGTTGAGCCATAATAAGCCCATTCTCCGTTTTCTTCACCACATTGATAAAAGATTAAAGCTCTATGAAAATAATCATATACAGGCAATGTAAATTTAGCCAAAATATTACTAACTACAGTTCCATCACTATTAATGTAATATTCTTGATTTAATACTAATTTTTTTATTTCTGGAACAACACCTGTCAATGAAGTTTCCTTTGTTCCGTATTTATAAACTTGAATTGTTGCACCTAAATAATCACTATAAATATTTTTATTATAGTTGCGTGCAGATATTTCAAACGTACCATCATTATTTTCTTTTATTTCTGTAATTCTAAAAGGTTCATCTTTAAATACATTATGAAAAGAAAATTCAATGACATCTCCAGGTTCTAAGTGCATTGCTTGTTGTCCTGTTTTAAAAGATATTGTTTTAAAACATATTGAATTATAATCTCTATAAAAACGAGCAAGCCTTAACGCTTGATTTTGGCTTGTTGTTCCTTCTAAGCTAACAGATTTCTCTATAATTTTTCCTCTATTTTTTTGGTCTGCAAAATCTTCTACAATAGCTTCAACACTATTCCAATTATTCAATGGGTCAATAAAAGCAACAGAATATCTATTTGGTGTATCATCTAAAGCTAACGGAGCAACAGACAAATCTGAAGAATTACTATCATTAAATTTATATACAACATTTTCTGGCTTTTCAATTCTTAAAAATAACTTATCCTGTGAGCATACCAAAAATCCACAGAAGTTGCCTAAAATATCACTTATCCAGTCTAAAGCAGATTGTTTTTGGTCAATAACAATATTTAATTCATATCGTTTACAAGATATAGTTTCTCCACTAGAGCCTTTATAAGTAATTATTTCATCACAATAATCTGCTACCTCTTTAAAACTATCTTCATCAATATTTTCGCTTGTTATCCATTTTCCTAAGCCAAAACGTTTGGATAAAATAAAATCTCTTAAACACATTGCAGGATTGGTTGAATATTTTGTTTCGCCTGTTCGTGTATCATAAACTTTTCTACCTTTTACAAAACAACTTACAGACGGATTGCCATTTAATTCATTAGACACCATAAAATTCATATCTAACCATGCCATTTTAGGATAACCACCTACATCTACATAATTTGATGGTGGTGTTGAATCATAAAAAGTATAACTTGTCCCACCTGTTACTGTAGATGCTTGCATATTAACAGGGCTTAAATAACAATGAATATTTACTATTTGTTTGTATTTTTTATATCTGCCAGTCCATGAAACCCTATTCATAAATATTTTTTTAGTAATTGAATTTGGAATTAAATAATAATAATATCCGTCCATACAACAACTATCTGGAGGATAGTCAATATATCCTAATCCAGCTTCTTTGCCATTTAAAGGAAACGTTAAAGTTTCTTCACCAACATACTCACCTTTTTCTTCTAAATTCCATAAATCGCCAGGATATTTACTTGTTGTTGCCGTTGGAAAAGCTTCCCAACCATCACCTATTTTATTAATATAAGTTATTAATTCTGGAACACTTGTTTGCCAACTCCATAAAGTGTCAGCACTAGAAGCATCATCTTTATTTGCTAAGTATAAGTCTTTGGTTGTTCCATTACATGATAAATACAAATGTTTACCATTCTTTTTAACAGTTGCATCAGCATACATTGTATTTTGAATAGTAAATACTGTATTAGACGTCTGCTCACCAGTCGGAATAAGTAAATCATTAGCACTAACACTTTCAATACCTTCAATTCCACCTTCACATAAAACTACGTGCTTATGAAGTGTATTTTGGTCAGCATTTGTTTCATGAAACGTTTGATTTCCAGTTATTTTTCTATATCCATAAACAACAGGAATTGTTGCTGTGCTAGACATAGTTTCTTGTGCCTTATCAAAACGTTGAATATTAGGTGAGTTTGTATTGCTTGTTTTAGGTTTATGAGTTGCACTCCATATTGAGCTACCTAAAGAAGCACCTAAAACTGCTCCACTTAACCAATTAGCAGCATGAAGTCCAGTCCAAAATCCACCACCTAAAAAGAAACCACCAATAGTAAACAATGCTTTTCCGACACTTTTTCCTCCGCCTTTTCCCAAAATATCACCTCATTTCTATCTATAAACATTTTCAAATGGAATAGCAGGAAATCCACTAAAATTTTTCATGTTATTAAATCTATCTCTGCAACTTTCTTTTGTTTTATCACAGCCACGAATTAAAGTAGCTTCCATTCCACCTTTAATATCACTTTGTAAAAAAGAATAATTTACAACTATTTTATTGCCTTCGTTAGATAATATCAGTCGTGATTCACCTTTAATAAAAATTACTCCATCTTTCCAATAATTTGTTTCGTACGTAGATGAAAGTAAAATATTACTATTAGTTGAACCATTGGCTAATTCTACGTTTGTTTCTTCTAATGATATACCACATTCCGCATCACCAAATTCACTATTACAACATAATTGACAACTTCTATTCGGAACTTCTATATTTGGCAATCTAGTATTTAAAGAGAACGAAAATACACCATCTGAATAACTACAAGAATTAATATATCCCATAAAAGAAATGCTTTTTATAGTATCATCTTCTAAACTATCTGGATAAGATATTTTAAATATTGTTACGTCTGCACCTCTAAAATCAAAACCATTGCTTAAATAAGCTAATTTATCATAATCACCATCACCTAAGCTTATTTCACAACTATCAATGACATTATCCATGCTTCTATCAATAGTTTCTCTTTGAAATGGGATTGCCATATAAGTCTGCCCAGCAAATGTGATATCTGTATCAGTAGCAGCTAAATAAATTGTTCCTGTTTTTAGCTTTACTATATAAAGTTCTATAAAAAAAGTAGCATCACTATCTTTCATTTCGCTCATTTTTTGCGGTAAAATTATCACATTATATCACTCCTTAACCTCAATTAACGTTATATCCAAAGTAGCACCTATCTTTTTGCCTTTTACATCATAAAACCATTGAGGTTCTAATGTACTTCCAAACCTATATATTTTTTTATTACCATCTCTAAACACATCACAATAAAATGTTTCTAACATTCCTTTGCGGTCATTGTAAAAATCAATAATTTTATTTATATATTCTGTTAATCCAGTCGTTGTAAACGTACAAGTAACCTCTGGTGAGGTCCACGTTTGTTGATATTGTTTTTTTCCATTTTCAAATTGTACAGTTCTAGTATTCCAATCATACTTTTCTGTAGGTTTTTCTCTTACATAAACTTTTAATTCTTCCAAAATAATCACTCCTACATAATCTATTGATTTTTAAGTGTTTTGTTGCATTGTTTTATCGTTTAAATCCACTAACAAAACCATTTATCCATAATTTTTTATGATAAACAGTGCTAATACTTTTACCATATCTAACAGGGACTTCCATTCCTAATACTTTTCCATATTCTAAATAAATACCAAAATGATAATCTCCTGCTACATCAAATAACACAATATCTCCGAAAGAAAGTTCATTTATATTTTTAGTTTCCTTAAAATTTTGTTTAAAATATCTGAATAAACGAATTGCACCATCTGTTTTTTGCCAATCTTTAGTAATAGGCTTTCCATCTTTAAAATCTTGTTTCCACCCATGTTCTTTATAAAATAATCGACATAATCCAATACAATCGCACCCATCAAATGAGTCTTGATTAAAATAATGTGGTATGCCTACATATTTATTAATATCTTCCAAAATAAACACCTCTTTTATGTAAAAAAAAGACATGGCTAAAAACCATGTCTTAATATATTAACAATTAATCTTCTTTTAATAATTTATCTACCAATGCTTCTTGTAACTCTTTAGAAAAATTTATATTTTTTTCTAAAGCAAGATTATTTAGCCATGCAGGTATTGTTAGCGTCTTTTTTACAGATTTTGTATTTTTACTTAAATCAATGTCTTTTTTTATATAAGTAATAAACGAGTTATCATCTATATTACTTTTTAATTCCTTAAAATCTGTTGCGTTAGGCAATGAAATATTATTTTCTAATGCACTTAATATATATACTTCCATAGCTTCCATAGCATTATCATAAACTTCCTCAATATTATCCCCAAAAGTTGTACAACCGACTAAATTAGGAAATTCTAACCACAAAGAATTATTTGCAAAATGAACAATAGCAGGATAAACAAAAACCATAACAAAATCTCCTTTATTGTAATACTTATATACGTATAATAACACGTATATAAGTATTGGTCAATATAAATTATCTAAAACCTCTTTTTTGATTACCATATAACAAACGTTGTAATGCTCTAGGGTCTTTTGCAAGTTCACCAAAAATTTCTTCTTTAGATGCCCTTGTATTTAAAATAGTAACATTGCCACCACTAGAATTATCTTGTTTAGCAATATTAGTTAAAATAAGATTTTGCTGTCCCAATAATTCTTCCATACGAGCATTGTTATTTTGTTTTTGAGCTTCTTGTTTGATGATATTACTTGCAATATTTGGATTTTTAAATGTTGGAATATAAGGCTCTGGAACAACTGCCCCACCAGAAGCAAATTTATCTAAATTCATTTGCTCTAATATAGCACCATATTTTTGTGTTGCATTTGCGTTCATAATATATTCACCATTAGAAACAGCGATAAATTTACCCTGTTCTTCTAAATAAGCTAAAATACTATCACTAACACCTGTTCCTGCACCTTTAATTTTTCCACCATTCTTAACAGAATTTCCACCTGTTGCAAACTTTTCTAATGAGCCACCAGTAGAAAATAACCCTATTACACTAGGCAATAAACCTATATAACTACCAATATTATCACCTTTACCACCAGCAGTATTTACCATTGTTTGAGAACCAAAAGATGATACAGCACTTCCAAATTGACTTACATTTCCACCAAACTGCTGAATAGCCATTTCTTGCATATTAGCTGTTGTTGAAAACTGAATAGCATTTGCTGTGTCTTGTGCGGTATTTGCACTATCTTGGATAGTGTTAACATTATCCTGCACAGTTCCCTGTAACATATTCTGTGAAGCTAATAACATATTCTGTGAAGCATTATTTAAGTTAGAACCTTGAGCATAGAAATTAGCAATGCCCTCTGTACTATTATTTCTTTGCACTACTTCCGCTGTTGATAATGAAGCGTTAGCTACTTTTCCAATAGTATCATTGTTATAATTAAAATTATCTACATAGCGTCCAGCTTCTTGTTTTTCAGTAGAATTTAATTTAAGTTTACTAAACCCAAACATATTTGAAACTAAATCCCAAACAGAATTTGTGGAATCTTTTATTCCCATTAACCTATCTAAGGCAACTTTGGCTATTTCATTCCATAAATCAGTCCAAATATCTTTAAGTGAACTACTGCCTTTAATCCAGTCATATAACATATTTGAAATAGTTTGTTTATTTTCTTTTGTTAATTTTCCAGACGTTTCTTCAGCTTTTTTCTGTAATTCATTTAATTTTGTTTGAATTGTGGTTATTTCTTTTGTTATTTCTTCTACTTTTGATTTATATTTACTACCACTAGAAACATATTTATCTCTTTCTGCATTTAACTTTGCGAGATATTCACTGTAAAGCTTAATTTGTTTTACAGTATTTTCATGGTCAGCTTTATTAGTCTGCCAAGCTAAACCATCATATGAGCCACCTCTAAACATTGCAAAATTAGATTTCCATAAAGACATTCTTTTATCTAAAATATCTAATTCATATTCTAATTCTTGTTGAGGTGTTTTTAAACCTTGAAATTGTTCTAATATAAGAAGAGAAGATTTCATACTTCTATTAGCTTCATCAGCTTTATCTTTAACATCTTTATATGATGATACTATATTTTCAAGGTCATTATCTCCGATTGTTTTTGAATAATCCTGTGCAACTTGCTGAAGTTGTTTATATGATAAATCTTTCCAATTATCAAAGCCAGAATTAGCAAGTTTATCTTTCAATACACCTTTTCCAAAATATTCAGTTATTTTTTGTTCTATATTAGATACAGAATCACTAAATATTTTATATCTGTTTTGATATCGTTTATATTGTTGTTCTTCATTTTCATATTCGTCATTATTTGCTTCAAAATCAAATTCACCATATAAACTTTTTTTATTAGAAATATCATTTTTTCTTTGACTATATTCTTTGTCTTGTTGCTCTATGATTTCAAAAAACTTTTCAGAACTATTCTTTGCTCTATCTATTATCCCATTTATAAATGTACTTAAATTATCAGATAACTTTAATTTACCAATTTTAGAACCTGCATTTTCTAAATTTAATCCCATAGCATATTCAAATGAAGTAAATGTATCTGCTAAATTTGGAATATCCTTCCATGATTTACCACTAGCTCCGTTAATACCTGTATATCCAAGATTACTATTAACAACAAAAGCTTTACCATCTGTTGTATATAAAATATCACCTGCTATTGGATTTTTTTGAGAATATTTTACATTCATTCCCATTGCATCAGTCATTTTTAACATCATAGAAATATCTTTAACATTTCTTAAATTATACATTTTTTCATCATCAATGCCATAAGCAGAAAAGAGATTTTTTACAAATTGAGTATCATTAAATCCTGTAGAATAAGCACCTTTGTTTGTACCTGTATTAATACCGCCCCAAATGTATTTAAAATCAGATAAACTACCATGAACTACTTTTTCTTGACTTGTTGAGTTTCCATAATAACCACCCTGTCCATCTGCTATTACAACATGGTCTGGTTCATCAAAAACACCATCAGAATCAGTAATTACAATATCTCCAGCATTAAAACCAGATGTTTTATTTAAAAATTTATCTGTATTTTTTACGTTATTGTATAAATCTGGAACGTACATATCCATAGTATCAGCAAAACTACTATTCATTTGTCCTAAAAAAGCTTTAACAAAAGCGGTACAACCATTAGCACCATAATATTTACCATCTTCAACCATTTGGTCTGCCCATTGGGTTGCTTCTGATAAATTAGTTGTACTAGCTAATTCCAATTTATTGCCAAAACTAGAAGTACCATTAATAATATCATCATGCAATTTATTAAAAACAGTTGCGTTTCTCACGGCTTCATTTGAACGTGAGCCATTTTCACCTTCATTGTATTTAACATACGCTTCAAAATAATCCCCATTAGCAAGGTCTAACATTTTTTTGAAATGTCTTACACCAGCATTGATATTATCGTAAATATCCCAAATATCTTCACCTGCAATCATTTTATCATCAGACACTTGTGTTAATCCTTTATATGGTGTTCCTTCTCCAGTTCTTACATTATAAGAACTTTCTTTTTGTACTAAAGCGTGAATCCAATTTTCATCAACACCATATCCAATGGAAGCATCTGCAATAGCTTTATCAATATTGCTATTTCCTGAACTAATCAAAGCTCCTGATTGTATTAAACCACTTGACATTGTAGCTTTTAAATTATTAATACGGCTTGTTTCATCAGCAACTATAGCAACTCTTTCTAAAACCTTATCATAATCAGCCTGCTGTTTAGCTAATTTTTCTGCTTCTTTTTCTGCTTTAGATTTTTTCTTATCTTCATTACTTTGTGGCGGTTCAGCAATTTTATCCCCTCTATTTGAGTCTGCACCACCTGTGTCATATTTATTGTCAAGAATTAAATTTGCACTTTCTATTTTTGCAGCATCTAATTTTAAATTAATTTCATTTAATGCTTTTTCTTTATCACTTAATCCTTTAATGGCATCTTTATATTCACTACTTTCTTCAATAGAAGATTGTTTTCTCCAATATTCTTCAGTTTCTTTTGATTTTTGTGCTTGTTCTGTAAATGTTTTATAGCCAATTTCATCACCTTGAGCTTTTGCTATCTTAGCTTTGCTATTTAAGAATAAAGTTTCTCCACCTTGTATCCATTCTCTTGCTTTAGCATAAGCAGCATAAGCTTTCGATAAAAGACCGATACCTTCAGCTTCTTCTTTCATGGCTTTTATTTTTTCTTTAGCTAATCGAACTTTTTCACCAGCTTCCCATGCGGCGTCATTAACCATTTTAACTCTTTGATTAACTTCATCTTGATAAGCTTTAAAAGCCACTTCTGCAACTTTTTTTATTGTGTCTATTTTTATATTTCCATTTTCATCAACTGCTACATTTTCTTTGCCAATTAAAGAGATAATAGCATCTTTAGTTTCCCCTAACATTCCTTGTATTTTATTATTTGTTTCTGTATCATTAGAATTTTGTTTTAAGGATTCATTTAAACTATTATATCGTTCAGCAAGTTTTGCAGCAGACTCAGAAGCTCTGACTAAACGATTATACTCTTGCTCTTGTGCTTCTATTTTGCTATCTATACCTTCAATCACTTTTTCCTGTTGTCTAGCTTCTTCTCCTAATGATTCTGTATAATCAGCTATCAATGGCAATAAAACAGTCATTAAAGTTATAGCAATTCCTATTGGGCCGCCGAACGCACCGATAACTGAACCAAAAACTCTTGAAACTGCGGTTGCTCCACTTGTTATAGCTGAAAATGTTTTTGTTGCTTTAGAAGCTTTATCTACAGAATTAGCAAGTGCTGTTGTTACTTGAACATTGCTCGCCTTTGCTTTTGTTCCCTCTTGAATAGCTTCTTTTTCTGCTAAAATTCCACCAGTAGACAAAAATCCTTTATTATAACTATCAGAAATATTTATTCCTAAAAAACCACCACTATGATTAGATTGTGTTCCATTATTATAATTTTGTCTAAGACCTTGAAAACGTCCTACAACTTCACTGCCTTTATTTAATAAATAAGGCAAACCTTTTAAGGCTACAGTAACAGCAACAATACCTTTTATCCAGTTAGACCAATTAAGATTAAGTTCTTTTACTCCAACAACAATATTATTTATTACTTCAACAGCAGATTTTAAATCATCAATTACTCCATTTTCCCCAATGTTTACAAATAGTCCTTTAATATTAGTACTTAAACTTTCTAATTTTCTATTTAGTGTATTTAACTGAATATCAATCTGTTTATCAGTAAATCCAACTACTTCTTTAGAATTTAATAAACCAGACATACGAACTAATTCATTATAATCTTTTAAAATAGCTGTCATTTTAGATACTTGATATTTACCACCAGATAAAGTTAATAACAATTTGCTCGTTTCTTTTTCTGTAGTTTGCATCATTTGAGAAATATCTAAAATTATATCTTCCATACTTCTTAAAGATTGTGTACCATCACCATTGTCTTTGTATACATTAATACCAAAATCTTTTAAAGCTTCGATTGATTTATCAGATTGCATACTATTAATAAAAGATTTAATGCTATTACCAATTTCATTACCACTTCTACCTGTAGTACGAACACCAGTAGCAATTAAAGCATTTAAAAATTCAAAAGATACACCTGCTTGATGAGCAGCAGCACCAGCTAAAGAAACACCTTCAGTTAAATCTTGTGCTGAAGCAGCACCTCTATGTGCCGCTAAAGTCCACGTATCAACAATACGATTAGAATTAACCAATAGTTGATTTGTGTCATTTGTTTGTAATTCAAACTGACTTAATGCAGATTCTAACCCTTTTGTAGCCTGCATAATTGGGAAATTATCCGCTACTGCAATTCTAGCAGCTTGTTGGGTCAAAAGATTAGTATTTGTAACACCATTTTCACCTTGTCCATACATTCTACCAATAGATGCACCAGCAGAAATTACTTCTTCAACAGCCACTCCAAACTTAGAACCAATATCAATAAATGTGTTCATTTCTTTATTAACTGTTTTTAAACCTTCCATACGTTCCATTTCAGATAAATTTTTATCTAAACTATTCATATGTGCGTGTTCTATTTCTGGCATTACCTGCTCTACTGTTGCAAATTTGCTTTCTATTTCCTTCATTACATTCATGCCATATCCAGGGAGAAGTAACGGAACAGAAGCCACTATAGAGGACATAATCCATGTTAAATGTCGTTGCATAGAACTAAAAAATTTATCTGTTGATGTTGCTGTTATTTGTGTTTGCTCTTTAAATCTTTGTAATGCTTCACTTGTTTTATCAATAGCAAGCTTAGTTTCAGTCATTATATTTTTATAATTACTATTTGTTCTTCCACTATCAATCCATGCTGTATACGCAGACTCATATACAGTTCTCAATGCACTCATTCGACCTGTCAATGTTGATGATAAATTAATTGCTTCGTCTAGTTGAGTTCTAATATTAGCAAAATAATTACCACGAGCGTCTTGATTAAAAGATGTTCTATCTTGTAATACAGGTAATTCTGAAACTCTCCCTCCACTAGAAACAACATTATTACTTGCATTTTTTAGTCTTTGCTGAACACTAGCATATTCTTGCTCACTTAATTGAATACCTAATTGTTTCTTTTTATTTACACTATCAAGAATATTATTGTATTTATTTATAGCATCTGTAATCTTAGTATAAGCTTGCTTACTTCTACTAGAGTTTTCTTTTATCCTCTTTTCTTCATCAGAATAGTAACTATCAAGATTTTTTCTATTTTGTTCTATTTGTTTTTCTTTTAAAGTTTCCTGCTTATCCCATTCTTGATAAGCTTGCTTATGGCTATTACTATTTTGTTTAATACGTTGTTCTTCTTCTTTATAATAATTGTCTAATGCTTTTTTATTCTTTTCGGTTTGTTCCGCTTGTGATTTTTGTCTATCTTCCTCTGCTTTAGCTAATAATAATTGATTATTTAATTCTTGTTTAGCTCTAGCTTCAGACAATTTTTGTTGTTCTAATACTTTTTGATTAGATTTATTAATATAATCATCATAATTATCAAATTGGTGCATAGGATTAGAAGTATGAACACCTAATGAAGATAAATCATTAATTATTTTATTGCTATTATTAACTTTAGTATTAAATTGATTTTCATTAAAAGCTTTATTACTTCTTAATGAAATTGCTATATCATCAATTATCTTTTTACGTTGCTCTAATAATTGATTGATTTTCTTATATTGTGCTTCTTTTTCTTTTTCAATACTAACGATTGTTTGCCATGCACTTTGATGAGCTTGAGTATTTTTTGAAATAGCTTCCTGCTCATCTTTTATAATTTGTGCATTTGCCTGTTTTGCCTGTTTAACTTTAGCATCTTCAATTTGCTTTAATTCTTGTATAGATTTCTCTTTAGATTGATTAAAATATTTAGAATAATCTCCACTATATTCATCAAAAGGATTAACAACTTTCATATTCATTCCCATTTGTTTATATATAGTATTGATTTTTTCGGAATAATCGTTAGCTTGTTTTATCATACTATTTAATTCTTTTTCTGATAAAGCTTTATTAGCATTAAAAGACGTATTAAATGTTTCTTTTAATTTATTAAACTTACTAACTGTTTTTTCTAATTCACTTTGTAATTTTTGTTGTTCTTTTATTTGATTATTAAGATTACCTTTATTCACTTGAGTTTGGAAATCTTCTAATTCTTTTTCTAAAGCTCTAAGTTTATCAAGAGTGATATCAAAGCCAGCACCATTTAATGTTAATGTTGTAGAACTATGTTTTTCTAAAACTTCAATAGCCTTACGAACTTCGTTTAGATTTTGTTTAATACTACTAAAGTTTTCACTACCTACAAATTTCAAATTAACTAACAATTCTTCTTTATTGTTAGTTTTTAATTCCTGTTTTAATTTTCTTAACTCCTGTTGTGCTTCATCTATTTTAGTTCTAACTTCTATATCATATATAATTTTCTCATTATCCTGTTCCATTTAATCACTCCCTATTAACCAAACTGTGAAAGTAAATAATCTAATGCTTCTTTCCCTTCTAATGTATCAGATGTATTATTTTCGCCTAATTCTTTTCTAATTTCCTCTGAATAATCATTCATTCCCTCTAATATATCTTCAAATTCGGGTATAGTTAAATCTTTTATGTCTTTAATAGTTAAAGAGGTATTACTAATAATGCTTGCAAATAATTTATTCCAGCTTCCATTGCCATCTGATTTTACATCACTTTTTTTTTAAACTGAGATAAGCCTAAAAAAATTGCAATAATTTCTTCTATCAATTTAAAATCTAACCATTCAAGAATTTGTTCTTTAGTTTCTTTATAGTTTAAAGCTAATTCAATAACTTCATATATTCCATTCATAAAGCTATCATTTTGATACATATACATAACTTGTCCATTTTCATTTTGTTTAGGCTCACCATTATCCTCATACCAAATATCTAGCATTTGAACTTGCAAATACATTGGATTATATTTAGAAGTAAACTCTGTTAACTTGTTTAAATCTTTTAGTTTACAACTATAAATTTCGTGATATTTTCCATCTCTATCAACAACTTTTTCAGTCAAGCCAAAAAAACTATTTTTTTGTTCCACTAATAATCACCTTCTTTAAAATACTAATTTATGTAAATTAGGAGGAAACCCTCCTAATATTATTCTGCTGTATAAGTACCAGTAATAGAAGCTGTACTTTCATCATCTAAATGTGCTGTGCCGGTAATTGTGGTACCAGTAATAGTAAGTTCAATACTTGTAATTTTTGCACCTTTATCACCTTTAGCACCTGCCGGACCCTGCTCTCCTGTATCGCCCTTTTCGCCCTTCGGACCTTGAGCGCCGGTTTCACCTTTATCACCTTTAGCACCATCAGCAGGTTTATTAACCCAATTTGTTGTTCCATCTCCATTAGTAGATAAAATTTGACCACTAGAACCATTACCACCACTAGGAACATTAACCTTTGTTCCTAATTCTTTATGTGCATTTTCTACACCAACTTCAAGATTATTCATTTTTGTGTCAGTAATAGTATCTCCACTATTCCAAGTTGTTTTACTATATTCGCTCATATAAAATCACCTCTTATTCAACCTTAGATACCCCTATTTTTGCTTTTCCTATTTTATTTGGAAAGGCAGGGGAAATTACTCCCCCTGTGTAGGAATATCTGTTAATGTAATTTTCATTAAACCTTCTTGTGTTTCATCTCTCATTGTTTTAAATTTAATTTCTGGTGTGCTTGCACTATCACGTGCTGTTTCGATTGTTAAATTACCATCAGCGATTGCTTTATAAACTTCAATACATAAACGTTTCTTTTCACCTTTTAATGTATCTGGTTCAAACACAATATACATTTTTACAGGTTCAGCTAAATCATTATTTAAAGCAAGTACCTGTACACCTGTTGCATCATAACTATAAACAACAACATACTCGCCTTCTCTAGTAGATGCACCAAAAGTAATAGCACCATCTGTACTAACAGCAATACCAGATTCATCAGCACTAGAACCTTCTTTTACACCAATAGTAGAACCATCTTCAAAAGAAGCTTCTTTTACTTTTACATTTGTTAAATGCTCACCTAAACTTTCAGTTGTCTTAGTAATTTTAGCAATATTTGTACCTTTAACTGCTTCTTCAGTAATAATACTATCCATTAAAATACCTAATTGGCTCATTTTAAAAACAGCATTTGTAAAAGAAAATTCAGTTGTACATTTTGTTGCATAAACATAAATTGGATCTTTTCCATCACCACCATAAAGCTCTGAGCTTTCGGTATTGATTGTCATTGTCATTTTTTGACCTTTATCAGAATAAAAACTACGACCAGTATTTAATCCAATAGCATAAAATTTGCCAATACCTTTTAATACGACATCTTTGTTTTTATTAACAGTATTTGCCATTCACATCATTCCTTTCAAAATAAAAAAATAGACACTAAAATAAGTGCCTATTAAAAAATCATTAACTCCATGTCATAGGTAAATATTCAATTACATATTTATAAACATTTTTTATATCACAAAAATCTTCGCCCTCAGCAACAATTCTTAATTTAAATTTTTCTCTCATTATGTTCTTGATTGCTTTAACCAAAGGCTTAGCCTGTAATCTATTAAATGTATAGGTTTCTATTTTTAGTACAGCATAATTAAGCAAGTAATTATTACTTTCGCTTGCATCTGAAAAATAAATACTTACAAGAGGAGGATTTTTTGTTTCAAATAATTCCATATTTAACCTTTGAAGATTTATTTTTTTAGATAAAAGTTCTTTATCTTCTTTATCCTGTACTTTTAATGCTAATAAAAAAGATGAGTCATTTTTTAACTCATCTACTATTGACGACTGCATATCAAAAGTGTCTTGTATCATTTATTTTTCACCTCGATATCAAGTTGCGATTTTATTATATTTTTTAAACTATGCCTAAATATTTCTTTTATAGCACTGTTTTTTGTTACATTTCTTTTTACCACAAAGTAAGGTTTTATAGGTTTATAAATCCTTTCCATGTTTTTGCCAGCCCATCTTCCACCAGAAACATAAGTATTATTATCTAAATCTTGATAACTACCTGCTACACGTCCTGTAACAAAATGTCCTTTTCTAACTACATTCCATCTTTTTACATTATTTTTATATTTATGTAAATATGGATTATCTGTTTCACGAGCCATTAAAGAACCTTTTCCATATTCTATTAACCATGCTTTTTGTCCTGTGGCTTCAATTCTTCCTATTGTAGTATTCTTATCATTGCTATTAATAATACTAAAATTTATATTAGCTTCTCCATCTACGCTTTGCAAACTATCCCATGTGCGAGAAATTTCCTTACATAAGCTTTTTCCATATGTTGTTAATGCTTGCTCTACCTTATTTTTACTCATTAGTAGACCTCGTATCTTCACTTAACTGTATATACAACATATTTTCATATCGACCAATATCTATATTATCAACTTGATAATTCACACCATTAAATTTAATTCGATATAATTCTTCAATATCTACACTATTTTGAAGCATGATGATTTTTGTTGTATCTTTTAATAGTCCTGCATCATAAAATTTCATATTTGCAGAAACATCTTTAAAATAAATAGGAACATCTTCCAAAACAATTTCTTCAATATTCCCAACATACTCTACATCATCATATAGTTTATCAAGTTTACAAATAGTAGCTTTTGCATTAATTCTTATGCCTTGACACTCTACACACTCTTTAGTTGCTTGTTTAGCTACAATAAAGTAACTATTATTATCTTTTGATGTTTTTCTAGTTATTAAATCGCCACAATTTAAATTTGAATCAGAAAATGCCAGTATTTTCTTTTCATCATTAATTACTCTACTGTCTGTGCTTTTGCCACGCCTTGTTATAAGGACTTTTTCTTCTGGCTTGCCTACGATATCAATGTTTTCTAATCTATCACCATAAAAATTAAGTACGCACGTCATTGCAATGTAATTGTATCTACTAATCTTTTAATTTCATTAGTAAATATCCCTTCATTTTTTAATGTAAGCTTAACATCATAATCATCTCGGCTAGTCCATTCTAAAGTTCCACCCATTTGTGCAAGATTTTGTGCCAAAAGACCAACAGCTCGTTTTAACTGCTCTGGATACTCATTTTCTGCATATCCAGCAGTATATACAACCTTTAATTCTTTTAATTCTCTAATTGGGCATATAAAATTTTGATTTAAATAAAAAGAAAAATATGGAGAGTCATCTCCATCAAAATACAAACTCTCTGTATCATAATTTATCTTTGTAAATTCATTAAACATTGTAGGTACAATAGTGTAAACTTCTTTTATTTCCTTGCGAGGTAAATGTTTTAGCTTCCCTTTGTATGGGTCTAACACACTACTAAACCTAGAGCGTTTATTAAATTTTACTAACTCAGTATATTCTTTTAACTTAAAACTTTTTCCTTTATGTGAATCTATTAGAACACAGGCATATTCTACATGACTCATGGTTGTTTCTTTAATTAGTGGACAATAAATAGGAATTTCTTCTTCCGTTATATACAATTTATCGCCTCCTTAAATCAGTGAAACAAGGGAATTAAACCCTTATTTCACCACCTTGCTTCGCCCTACCTTAGCTCTTCCAACTTTGGATTCTGCTGTAGGGTCAACTACTCCCCCGCTGTATCTTTTGTGATAATAAAGTGGGAAGGAGTTTGTGTACCAAATAAAATATAAGTGTCAATATTCATTAAGTTTTTGTCAGTCATTAAAGCAGGATTATTAATAGGATTATTTGCATCTTGTGTTACAAATAACATAGGTGTTGGACTAAATAACCAAATACGTTTAATCATATTTGTATTTAATGCAACAATTTTATGTTTAGTACCTTCTACTTTAATAAATGGTGTTAAATGAATAGGAATAAGACCAACCTGTGTATTAATAGCAGGAACTTCAATACCTGGAATAATTTCTGTAGTAATACTGCGGTGATATAATCCATTTGCATTTTTTTCTTCTTCTTGACATAAAATATCAAATGTAATTGGATTCATACAGATAACATTTGGAGCACCAAGATATTTAATTTGAGCCTGTGCTTTAGCAATTTTTGTTTGAATAACCTGTGCAATTCTAGTACCTTCTGGAACTGTATCATTTTTATCTGTAATCTGATGTAAAATACCCATATATTTAAAATTAGAAGTATCATCTAATGATGGGCTATCACCATTCCAAAAATCATCAGCAACGGTTCTGTTATAATCAACTTTCATATCATTGAGGTCTTTTGCAAGTAAATCTTGCATATAAGAACCATATCTTTTTTGCATTTGAGTATCGAACCATGAGTATTGAATACCAGTCATATACATACGAGGTAAAGCTTGTTTCCAATTACTTCTTTTATAATTTGTATTTAATGTTTTCTTTTTATAATTAGCTTCTTTACCAATACCTTCACCAACACCTTTTTGTGGGTCTACAGCTTCAGTATTAGAAGGAATATCATCTTGTTCATTCCATACATAAGGATATCCAAGAGTTTCTTGTGATGGAATCATATCTAAAAGAGGAAAAACTCGTCTTTGATAATCTTTTAAATCTGGGTCAAACGCATGAGTAACAAATGTATGTTCTCTGTCAATATTAATATTAGGTTTACCTGAAGCTTCTGCTTTTACAAGACCAGAATCGGTTTTTATAAAATCATAAGCTCCTGAAAAAATTCTTTTATTAGAACTCATCTACACATCAATCCTTTCATTTTAAAATTCAAAATATTCCGTAAATTATTCAGGTAATTCTTCTCCAAGTTTGTTATATAAAGAATCCAATGCTACACCATTTTGGGAAGCTTCCATATGAACTTTAATTTTTTGTCTAATTTTCATATCTGAAGTTGCATTTGAAGCATCAATTTTTTTAAGCTTATTAATATAAGTTTCTTGACCTTCACCAACATCACTATTACCTGTATATGATTTAGGAGTTGGGATATTTTTATTCGCTTCCATTTTTTCTTTCATTTGTTCAATAGTAGCTTCAAGTTTTTTAATTTTGTCTAAAGTATCTCCATCACTTTTATTTTCATTATCTTCTTCACTCTGTTTTTGTACTTCTACTTTATCTTCATCAGGTTTTTTATTTTCTTCTTGATGTTTTTTTAAATCATTAATACTTGCTTTAATTTCATCAATACCTAAACTTTTTGTAACTTCTGCTGAAAGCATAGCTGCAATACTCGCCATTTCTTCTTTTGTCATATTTGTATCACCCTCACTTTTTTTATCATTTTCTAATTTTTGTAAACTCGCTACGAGTTTTTCTATATAAGTTTCTTCTCCCCAAGCTGCACATTTTCTCCACAATAAAGCACAACCAGCCGCTTCCCATTTATCAATAACTATATTGCCTTCAGTATCTTCATAGCTTTCTGTTGGATATAATTCCACACTAAATCCCAAAGAACGTTGAGCATTAATAATAGTAGCTGCTAATTCTGGGAAAGTATCTTTCCAAACTACAATTTTAGCCATTAGTTTATTTTCTTCTTGCCAAGCATCTTCAATAAAACCAAAATACCTACCAGAATACTTAGAACCATGTCCACTAAAAATTTCTGGGGTATAACCCCATTCATCAAAGATACAATTCATAGGTTGACCAATAAAAGATTTTATACAACTATCTGCTCCTTTTTGTGATAAGATGGCTTTTTTATTATCAGTTCCACATGGAGCATCTTCGCTTGAAGTTCCAATAGTGCAAATACAACCAATAATATACATTTTATTGCTATTAGAAGTAATCTCTAAATTATTTGCACTAAAACTTATAAGGTTTTTTGAGTCTTTTTCCATTTTATCCACCCCTTTCTTTAATTGTTTTGTTTTTACTATCAGATTGGTCTTTTATACTACCTACTCCGTTAAAACCATTAGTGCCTAACTCTTTATTAATAACAGCTTTTCTTTCATCACCAGCTAAATCTGCATAATCACTACTAAGAGGGTCAAAACCAATTTCTTTTCTCCATTCATTTTGAGTAATAGTTCCTGCAATAAACGCATTATTTAATCTATCCCATTTTTTAGTTTTTAGATTTTCGCTATCTTCATAGACATATTTAAACTCAAGAATATCTCCAAAGCCTAAAGCATTTATTACATGAGTGTTATAAGCATCTTCTAAAAGTGATGCGTAAGGTTTTACTAACTCTTCAATGATACGTTCTTCTAAATCATCATTAGTAGAGCGGTCTGCTGATACATTAATCATTTTCTCAACAGGATAAGGAAAAGAATTTGAAACCATTGTAATTAAGAAATTAGACCAATTTATATATAAATTATCTTGTGTAAAACTTCTAGTTTGACAAGTTTTAACACCTTTACTACCACCAACAATAGGTATTTTTCCAGTTCCTTCGATTTCATTACTAAAATATTCTCTAAAAGCATCTATCATTTCTGGAGTTGCATTTTCCCCTAAATCAATAATCATATCTGCTGTTCTAATACGTACATTTTCATTAGCATTATCTTTTACTTCTAAAAAATTTCTAATATCATCATATGCTTTTAAAACAGGTGATAATCCAAAAGGTTTATAAGTAAATTTATTTTTACTTATAAAACACAATTCTTGTCTTGTAAAAAATACATTGCCTTTATCATTACACTGCATATATTTGTACGCATTAGGGTTTACATAATCTATAGGGATAACGTGCTGAATAGTTGCACCATCTATAGGGTATAAATACAAAGGGTGATTAGGATTTTTAGATTTACAAACTTCAAAACAACCAGCATCTAACGTTAACACATCATTTAAAAGCATTGCTTCAAAACTTCGTCTAGTTTGGTCAACATTTGGGAAGTCTATAATATTTTTAATAATTCTTATCTGTTTAGTATATTTTCTACCAGCAATTTTAGGTTTTATTTCATATTTCATTTTGGCTATCCTATCTTTTACTGCTTCAATAGGTTGAGATACAATAGGATTTTTTGCAAATTCTCTTAACTGCTTATATGATGGATTTTTAGGTAATGTACTTTTTGTTTTATTGTAAAATAAATTTGAACCATACCTATCTGTTGGTACGGATTTTGTATTTGGGATTTTAAACGTTGATGCCAAAATTCTTTTTAATTTCTCTAACAACCCTATCACTCCTCCTTTCATGTATAAGACTAATATCTGTATTTAATGAACCAAAGCATAATGTATTATTCCTACTTTGTAATAATGGTCTTAATGCCATTTCTAAACAATCCACACCATCATCACGGTCTTTTGGATAGTTTTTCATCTGTCGCCACAACATGACATGAGATTTATTAAACTTTATATAGCCATTTTTTATTTTAGGAATCATAGAATTTATTCTTCGTTCTTTTTTATCATTTGCTCCATGAGTAATTTCAATCCAATTAACATACATTCCTAAATCAATAAAATGTTGCTGTACTGTAGTTGCAAAAAAAGATTGAAATTGATTTGTTTCTACAACAAACCCTTCTAACAGGCTATAATATTTACCAATTATTCTTTCCATATCTGCAATAATTTCTTCAACTCTACGAACTTTAACTGAAGCTTCTAATACATAAATATAATTATCTTCGCCCTCTCCCAATATAATAATTGCTGAAGTATCTGCTTTGCGATTTTTACCACAGCTAGGGTCAACAGCTCCATAAGCTCTTTTTATATTAGGTGGGTATTCATAAGTATTTTCTAGCAACCATTCTTCTTTAAATACTCGACTGTTTTCAGTTTGAGGGTCATTTTGAAACTCACTATTAAATGCTTCTTCGTCCTGCAAACGAGTTTCCATTAAATGTAAATACATATTTTCTCTTTGAGCTTCCCATAAAACTTCAGTACCCTCTAACATTTCTTCTTTATGTTCTAAATAAAAGTTTTTAGCAGTTTTATATGGGTCAGAATCTGATAAATCTGTCATTTTTTCTTCCCATTCTAACCATAAGGTTGATGTTGAAAATTTAATAACAGCTCTATATATTTTTCTTTGCCACATACTATATGTAGGCAATGTTAATAATTTATATAAAAGTGAATCATATGATAAGACTGTGCCAATAAAAAAGAAATCACAATTTGGAGAACCCATCTTCATTACAGCACTACTAAACCACTTATCTAACTTTGCTCTTTGTGTATCCGTTGCTACACTTTCTTCACTTTCTAAGTCATCAATTATAACTAAATCTGGTCTTGATTTTAAATTCAAGCCCCTCATTTGCTGACCTGCACCTTTTCCTACACAATAAATATCTGTACTTGTTAATATTTCAGAATTATTCCATTTAGATGCTCCTTGTAATTTTCCGAACACTTTAATAATAAGTTCATTAAACTCTAATTCTGTTCTTATTCGTGTTAAAAATAGACTAGCCATTTCGGCTGAGCAAGATATAATAATAATTGTCTGTTTATATCCATAGCAAATACACCATAAAGGAAAAGCAAAACTAACAAACGTACTTTTTGCGTGTCCTCGTGGTGCAGCTCTAACATTTTTAGTTTCTTCACTCTTATGATTAAAAATCATATCTTCTAAAGATTTAACTAAATCGTAATGAAATGTGGACCACGTTGATGAAAACTGCTCTCCTAAAAACGTTCTACAGAATTTTTCAAAATCATATCTACATTCTTCTTTTATTTTTGAATATTTATCTATCTCATCACTATTTGCTCTGTCTATACTTTGTTGATTTTGTGCATCTACCCCTAAACCATCAATAATTTCATCTAGTACACTCATGGTTTATCATCTTCTATAAAACTTCTGACAACAGAAACAGTTTTATAAAAATCCATTCCAGACACTAACCATTCTGTATCACCTATTTTGTAATTTTTGAAATATTCTAATAATTTTTTCTCTAATAAAATTGAATTTCTGCACACTTCAAAATAAAGCTTTTGCATCTTTAATCCTGTTGAATTTTCTAATTGTTTAACACATTTAGCAACATTGCTTGTAATACCAAGTTTAATCCTGCCGAGTTCATCATATAATACATAAACGCTTTTTTTATCATACATAATTTCACCTCAACGATATAATTCTTTATATTTTTTAATTTCAGCTTGATGTTCTCTTTTTGTTGCTTTATCTGAAAAATATTTTTTACCATTTATTTTAGGTCTATTTGCTCTTAATTTTTTCTTTAATTTATCTCGTTTATTTTCGTAACTCATAAACTCACTCCTAGTCTTTGCATTGTTTTACCTTCATTTTTAGGGCAATTTTTCTTTATTGGAACAACATCATTTTCTTTTGGTATTTGCTTCAATAATTCTCGCATACAAACATCATTAATAATTTTTAATCTAAAACGATTCCAAACATCTAACCCAAATTCATCTTTAACCATATCTTTAAATCTATCCATACAATCTGATATTAAGCTGTATTTGTAAATTAAAGCTTGCGTCTGTGTAATTGTTTTAACTAAAGATTCTCTTCTAGCTAGTAAACGTTCATTTGATGTAACAATAGAAACATATAACTTAGTATTAATATCTTTATTATCTCCACTTTGAAAATCTTTCTCAAATTCTTCCAACATAGCATAGTTTAGAGCAATATTTTTTTTGACAACTGTTAAGCTATCCAACAATTCTTGATGTCCATTAATTGTCTTTTCTCTTTCGCCACTCATATCTCCAGTCAACCCTTTTTTTACACAATATGTATAAAGAGCTGTATATGAAGTATCTACTCCAAACTTTTCTTTAATAAGATTAACTATTTTTTTAAAGCTATTGCCCTCGTATCTCCATTTTTTTATATCTTCGTGCATATTATATTCATCAAATTTACTTCTTTTACCGACAGGAGCGTTATTTTTGACTACTAATTCATTTACGCTCACTTTCATCAACCCCTAATTACTTAAAATTTTTAGCTATAGTATAAACAACATTAACTGTTACACTATTTCCAGCTTGTCTATATAATTGTGTATCACTCAATCCATTCTCTCTTGCTCTATAATAAAAATCATCTGGAAAACCTTGTAATCTAAAACACTCAAGAGGTGTTAATTTTCTTATTCTCATTTCTGAAATATTTTTAATATTCTGATTTTTTATAGGATAAGAAAAGTTAGTAATACAAGTTGAATTTTTCTTTAAACCTTTAAAATCTCTAGCAGCTAAACAACTAGCAATAGAAACTTCTCTTTTTATATAATATTTAGAGCAACTTCCTTCCCCAAAAGGTTTATCTAAATAAACAGCATATAAACCTGTTTTAGCACCTAAACCACCAGCTTGACTTGCTAAAGCGGTAGAAACACCAGAAGCATCATATATTCTATATCCTTGTGATACACCACTTGTTATCTCTTTGAGTTTGTTAGGATTTTTTCCACCTGCTCTTTCGAGAGGAAATATTTTTCTGGTACATTCTCCTCTAAGATGTCCAATAATGAACACTCGTTCTCTGTTTTGTGGGACTCCGAAATCTTTGCTATTAAACACTTGCCATTCTGCATCATACCCCAATTCGTCCAACGTGGAGAGGATTGTTTTGAAAGTTTCCCCGTTTTCGTGATTGAGTAACCCTTTGACGTTCTCAAGGAATAAATACTTAGGTTTGAGTATTCTAGCGAATCGCATAAATTCAAAGAACATTGTTCCACGTTTTTCGTTAAATCCGAGTCGTTTTCCAGCAATGCTAAATGCTTGACAAGGAAATCCTCCGCAGATAATCTGTATGTCATGTTTTTTTCCAAATTCTTCTATCTCCTCATTTGTAATTGTTGTTATATCGTTCCATTCAACTTCGTTTTCTGTATTAAAATTGGCTTTATAGGTTTGTCTTGCGTATTTATCAATTTCACAAAATGCAACACAGGTATGCCCTGCTTTTTCGAGAGCCAATCTAAAACCACCAATACCAGAAAATAAATCAATAAAATTAATACCTAATCACTCCTCAATCATGTTTACTATATTAAATTCGTATTCGTCCTTGCAGAATATAAATGGATTTGTGTCGCTAATACTTATCTTTCTAGTATCTTTATTTTTAATAATATAATTTCCAACGCTAATAAATACGCTTTCTTTGTCTTTTATAGAAAACCTAACTTCTAACATTGGATTATTTTTATCATCATCATTAAGCCATACAAAACGAGGGTGCATATATTCAGCTACATTATCAACAGATTTAAGAGAACCATTAAATAAAACTACACATATATGCTTATTATTAAACACACCTCTATCATTCAATTCTCTAAATGGATTTTTATTTTTAAAATTAATCATTTAATATCCCTCAAATTAATCTTTCACTGTAAAATTTTCCCATTTCTTATAAACATCAACATAAGTTTCATTTTTATCGCCATTATAAGTAATTTCATAATACATTCCATCTGAAACACTTGTACTAACTAATGCTTTCCAATTCTGCAACGTCTTACTAAACCAAACTACATAAACATCATCTAGTGTAATTTGCTTATTATCAGTTTTATCTACATGAGAATTAAAATAATTCATTACTATTTTTCTTGCTTTTTCTTGTCTTTCATTTGCCATTTGTTTCACCTTCTTTAAACCCATTGTCTGCCAAAAATAAAATATCATCTAAAAAATTATACATATGAGCTTTCATTCCTAATTTAGTAAAATATGGCATAGTTTCAAATGTTTCTGGTTTAATTCTAAGACCAGCATTAATATATCTATTTACATCAGATTCAACAATTTCTTTGCCATTATCTAATTTAAAATATTGCTTTTCAAACACATCTTTAGGACACCAAGAAACGTAGTTATCTGGGTAATAAATTCTATACCCATCATCACCTTCTTTATGACCTTTAAAATCTTTCCATGCCTTACATGGTTCAGCTTTAATTTTCTTTACGCTAATAAATGTTTCCATTCTAACATCTCCCTTATTTTTATTAACCGACTTTTACAACTTTAAGCATTGCACCATTCAGACCTTCGCCTTACATCTCAATAACTTCTAGTTTATTCAACAAGTAGGAAGAATAAGTCTGAGCCATAAGGAGCTACCTTATAACTTCTTATTCCTATGTTTGCCCTACGTGAGATTGATTACTCACAAATTTCACCTATCATTCAGAAATTATTAATAAAAGTTTTCTTGGTTATAATTTCTTGAGAACAGTTTTTTTAGGCATCTGGACTGTTCAAACCAGCTTTGGCTACTTTTACTAAGTAATGTGTTATAGTAAGATTTCTCTTACGTTCAATGCCAATAGCTTACTTGACATTCAGTTAGCTCGATTTAACTGTCAGATTAAATGGCATAGCTGATTATTCTCCACTGGAGCGTCTATTATCGCTACCACACAACTTATGTTTTAACTAGCGTTACGATTTGCACACATTGTTATTCTTTTGGTTTACCCAATCGCTTTGCATTGTTACCTTTGCAAAAAAGCTCAACTTCAGCAATATCTCACCAAAGTCCTACTCAATCTACCAATGTTCCATGAAGTTTGATTAGAACGTTTTCACATGGTTGAATAATACAATGCTTAAAGTTGTAAAAATAAAAACCCTAATGGGTGCAACACCATATAAGGTGTCGCAAGCAATACAAACTAAAAAAAGGATACAACCTCAGTCATATCCTTCTAAAACCATGTCGCAACTGGTTTTAATGTCTTTTATTTTTTACTTGTATAACGATTTTTACTTAGTGTGTCTTTACCTTAGCTACTAGGTATCGTTATTAGGTGAATCCACTCTGTCAAAGCGAAACACAAAAACCTTTATAATATTGGCATCATTAAAGACACCATTATTTTCTTTTGGCTGCCTAAACAGGACTCGAACCTGTATCTTTCGGATTAACAGTCCTACGCATTACCAATTATGCTACTAAGCAATTTGGCAACCTGTATTGGAATTGAACCAATAATAACGGAGTCAAAGTCCGTTGTTTTACCATTAAACTAACAGGCGATTATGGAGGAAGCGGTAGGATTTGAACCCACGCATGATATCACTATCACCTCACTGTTTTCAAGACAGTTCTCTTAACCAGACTTGAGTACGCTTCCATATGGTACAAGCGATTGGAATTGAACCAATGACACGAGGAGCTTCAATCCTCTGCTCTACCAACTGAGCTACACTTGTATTTTGGTACGTGAGGTAGGAGTCGAACCTACGTTGTATCTTACGTGGTTGATTTACAGTCAACTGCCTTCGCCACTCAGCTCACTCACGCATATTTGGTGTGAAAGGAGGGACTCGAACCCTCATGTCATAAGACAATGGATTTTAAGTCCACTATGTATGCCAATTCCACCACTCTCACATTTAGCACAGAAAGAAAGATTTAAACTTTCCTTATATGGCAGATAGGAAGGGATTTGAACCCTTGCACGATTTCTCGCCTAGCTTCTTAGCGGGAAGCTCTCTTTACCTCTTGAGTACCTATCTACATTGGAGCTACCGAAAAGACTCGAACTTTCAACCTACTGATTACAGGTCAGTTGCTCTACCAGTTGAGCTACAGTAGCAAATAAGAAGTAATTCAAAGTAAGCAGATTATATAACGGACAAAACAATCATAAGCGGGATTTATGTGTTTTTACTTAAATAAGAATCCATTAAGAAATCGCTTAACTAAGACTTCAAATTACCCTTACATTATCTATTCATTTTTTAGCGTTTTGTTGCGTGTTTTTAGCAACTTTTTTTAATTATTTCACTAAAAAATTAAATTTTTTCATAGAACACATTTTAGTTGGACAGTTAATGGCTTCTTTTCGTACTCCACCACAACATTCAATACAATTTTTAATAATAGCATCAACTAAAAGTTCATTCTTCTTAATTGAAGATAGTTTTTCAAATTTTTCTTGAAAACTTTTTGCCAATTTTATATTCTTCCTTTCTTATTGTTTATGTGTTTAGGTGGCTTGTTACACTTCGCCCCCTACCCCCATAAACTTACTTTTGGTATAACTCTTTCCTACTGCTTCGCAGTATGCCTTCGGCATAGTTATTATATATATTCTTATCTTTTATTCTTCTTAACCAAGGGATATATTTCCCACCCAAAAGAAAAAGGGTAAAAAGAAAAGTTAAAATATAAACAACTTATGCGTTTCATCAGAAGCTCGTTTAAAACTCCCTACACTATCTATTCATTTTTCATCATTTTGTTGCGTGTTTTTAGCAAAAAAAATAAATTTTAATCAAATTTTAATCTTTTAGGTAAAGGCATAAAAAAAAGCACCCACGATTGCTCGCAGATGCAAAAAAATGACTATCTATATGGGTATCTATATTTTTATCTATATGTTATCTATATGTTTATCTATATATTATCTATATGTTATCACCCACGTTCATGATAGAAAAAAACACGAAATAAGGTTGAATTTCATTTTTAAACCATAGTTTATTTTATCATTTTACCACTGGTTTAATATAAAAAACTTGCATAAATTATTACATTTTTGGTATAAATTTTGTCGCAGTACTAAAAACCACAGGTACTTCCATATGAAAAGCCCAAAAGGAATAAAAAAAATCACCACCACCGCCCAACCCTTTAAAATCAAGGATTGCAGGCTATTAAATAAGCTATAATATACATTATAGCCTGTTATGCTTCATGGTTAATCATAACTAAAAGTTATTATTTACATATGTATAATACTATGTATTTATATAATTTACATAATATTCTGTCTTTTATTATTATACATATATTTAAATTGTTATAAATAACCTACAATTCAATAAAATGAAATAAACTTTTATCTATTACATTTTGTTATAGATATATGAGTGTAAGCAGTTAAGCATTTATAAGCATTTTACTTTTTGCAACTTCTAGTTATCAATCAATAATTGCTATTCATTAGCTTAAACTACTATTTACAACCCAATATCAATCAATATCTATGATTAAATTATAATTATTATCCATTAGTTTAATTTATCTTTCAACTACAATTTAACATAAATAACAATTACAATTTAATATATAATTGCTATTAAAGGCAATTACAATTTGATAAATAATATTAATATCTAATTGATATCTATAAATTATTTTTTGTTCTTAATTATCCATTGCAACTAAGATTAATACTATAATGTTACAACTTTACACTATAATATATATGTGTCTACTATATATTTACAAGTATATTTATATATATATTATAGGCTTTTATATATATATGATATATACCTAACTAGCATCTTAT